AAATATAAACATATACGAAAAGCGGGCGATGAGATAATCAAATATATTGATGACCGTAGACAGGGAACTGTTACTTCTTTAAAAACTAGATGGCAAAAGTTTAACGATGCTATTAATGGTGGATTAGAGTGGGGTTCTATAATTACTATAGCAGGTATGTCTGGCTCGGGAAAATCGTCCATTGCTAATGAGTTAGAAACAAGTTTATTTGATCATAATTCAGATACTTTTTCTGTGCTATCATTTAATTTTGAAATGCTAGCAATGAAACAAGTAGGTAGAAAATTATCAGGTAAATTAGAATTAACTTCTACTCAATTATACTCAGGCGTGGATAGTTTAAAAGATTTAGATTTTCAACGTGCAAAATATATAATAGAAGATACAATAGATTCGTACGATATATATTATGTAGATATACCAGGAACAGTAGAACAAATATATAATACTATAAAGAAATTTCATACAACAGAAAAAAAGAAAAAAGGAGATGGTTATGGTTCAGTAATATTTTTAGACCACACTTTATTAACTAAGGGCGCCACGGGCGCACAAGAACGAGAAATACTTTCACGTCTTTATAAAATGTTTATGCTTATAAAGAAAGAATTACGTTTAACTGTTATTATACTTAGTCAATTAAATCGTGGTATAGAATCACCTGAACGCATGAGTAATCCTTTAGTTCACTATCCGATGAAGAAAGATATATTTGGTAGTGATGCTGTATTTCATGGATCAGATGTAGTTATGATAAGTCATAAACCGTATATGCTACATTTACAATCCTATGGACCAAGTCATTTACCTGTAACAAATCCTTTAGAGAATGAACAAGCCATGATTTATTGGCATATCATTAAAAATCGAGAAGGAGAAGCAGGTGTTGTTTTAAGTATGTTGGATAATTTAAAACACTCTAAAATAGATGAATATAATCCAACAGGAAATATAAAATTTGAAGTATGAGAAATGCACAATTGATAAAATCTAATGGCGAAACTATACCCATTAGTATTCCTGAAGAGGGTAAATTAAAGTTTTTGCAAGATAAAGTAGGTGGATATATAGAGATGGTAGAATCCTCTCAAGATCCTAATTTATATGTAATTTGTAATGAAGAAGGGAAGATAAATGGTCTTCCAATAAATTATAAAGCTACAGTATTGCACAGATTTAAATACGATCCTCTCGTAGGAGACGTAATAATTTGTAATAAAGAATTAATAAATTAAATAAATATGGCGCAGGAAATATTGATTATTGGGGAATCTGGATCTGGAAAATCAACCAGTATAGAAAATCTAGACCCGAAATCTACATTTATAATAAATGTAGGTAGGAAACCTATGCCGTTTCGAGGATGGAAATCTAATTATACATCATTATCTAAGGAAAATCCTAAAGGTAATTATGTAGAAACAGATAGTCATTCAGTAATAGTTTCTACACTTAAACATATATCAGAAAATATGTCACATATAAAGACAGTTATCATAGATGACTTTCAATATTTAATGGCTAATGAATATATGCGTAGAGCTAACGAAAGAGGTTTCGACAAGTTTACAGACATTGGTCTGCATGCTTGGGAAGTTGCGACTGCAGGTAAAAACATGAGAGATGATATTACATTTGTCATGGTTGGACATGCAGAAACATCGCAAGATTTACAAGGCAATAGAAAATTAAAATTTAAAACTATTGGTAAGTTAGTAGATAATGTTATTACTATGGAAGGTATGTTTACTGTTGTATTATTTACAGAAGTAAGCCCAGATCCTGAAGGTAAAATTCAACATTATTTTATAACTCAATCAGATGGTACTACAACTGGCAAAAGTCCGAGAGGAATGTTTGCTGAATTGAAAATACCAAATGATTTGAAATTTGTAATAGATAATGTAAATAAATATTATATTTAAAATTATGAGATTAGTAGGTAAAAGAGTCGAAAGACTAAATCGTTATGGAGATGACCTATGTATTGAATTAAAAGAGAAAGGAACTATGCGTATAAGTCCTGCTTTAAAATCGAGAATGGATATTCCTAACTCGGGAAATAAAGTAGGATTTGCATATCCTGAACCTGAAGATGAGATGCAACAGGTTATGATGTATGTAGCGCCCGATGGAAATGGGGTTGCTGTAAACACACAAGGGGTATTAAATAATACTCCGCACAATCGTGATCTTAGATCACATTATGAAGAATCAGGAACTGAAGATGTCAAACTATTTGTTGCAGAACAATATGTTGAAATAGATGGCTTTGAAGGTTACAAATTCTTTAAAATAAAATCACAAACTCAAGTTCATGCTTCGGAAATAGAAACTTTTGTATCTTCACAAAGTGATGAAGATATAATAGAACATGCTGCTACGAATGAATGTTCAAATCCTGAAATTGAAGAAGACGTTTTTGGAGAAGAAGATCAAAAATTTCAAAAAGAAGTTAATGATATAGAAGAAAAAGAAGAGAATGACTTAGATTTTATAGAAAAAGAAACTAAAGTAGAATCTGAATCAAAAACTGTTGTTGAGACAGTTGAAGATCCAGATGATATATGGTAAATTATTAATAATTAAAAAATTGAAAAATGTATACAATTAATCAATCTTTAAATGTAAATGAAGTAGCTGGAGCTACTCCAATCGCTGTTGGTATTAATGAAAACTGTTTATTAAAAGGTATTCAAAAGAAAACTGATAAAAACGGGAATGCTTATTTAAGTATTCAATTTATTGATGCTGATGGTAACGAATTAACTCACAATGAGTTTGACATTAACCCTCAATATGTGACTCCTAAAGAAGGAGAATCTAAAGAGGATGCTGTTGCTCGTAGAGTTAATAATATGCTTATCAGAATTAAGCATATATGTACTAAATTTATCCCTAAAGATCAATTTAGTGTAAGTGGGTCTAATTTTGGCGAATTATGTGATGGTATTGTTGCTAGTATGGCAAATGCTAACACAAGTACACCAGTTAGACTTAAAGTAGTATATGATTATAAAGATTATTCATCTTTACCTAATTATACTCCTTTTATTGAGCCTATGACTACAACTCCTAGTGGGTTAAAAATGACTCAATATGACAAATTAGAGAAAACTTCTGCTCCTGCAGCAAGCCAAGCGGCTTCTACAGATGATGCAGATCTTCCTTTCTAAATACTTGTTTTTTAATCTGAAGAGGTGCCCAATAGGCGAACTAGGCGATTTATCGACTAAAGTGATGAGGGCTCCTCTTCTTTTTATTTATATATATGTATAATTTTGACAATATTCAAGAGACTGAAAAACTTACTAAAGATACTATATTAAATAAAGTATCTGAAGAAAGTATTTTCAGACATTACTTAGGATTTGATTTTAAGGTTAACAAACCTTATCATAGTCCTTTAAGGGAAGATAAAAACCCTTCGTTTGCTCTTTATTATACTCGAGACCGTGGATTAAGATTTAAAGATTTTAATGGATGCCAAGGAACTTGTTTTGATTTAGTTATGCACTTACATGGAGTTTCATTTAATGATGCTCTTAAGCTTATAAATAATCATATGGGCTTAAATATAGGTAAAGTAACTAACTTAAAAGAAGTGACACGAAAGTTAATTTCGCAATACAAACCTGAAGTTCTACCCAAACGAGAACGTTTAATACAATTTAAACCTCAACATTGGACTAAAACTGATGCAGAGTATTGGAAACAATATGGTATAACTAGTAAGATATTGAAGAAGTACAATGTATTCTCTTCTAAATATGTCTTTCTAGATAAAGAATTAATATTAACATATACAAATGATAATCCTGTATATGCATATAAATTCGGTAAACACGTCAAAATATATAGACCATATGCTGAAAAGAATGGTTTCAAATGGATGAGTAATGTCAATAAAGATGATTTACAAGGAATGGATCAATTAGATTTAAACCTAAGTGATACTTTAATTGTAACGAAATCTTTAAAAGATGTAATGTGTTTAAATGTTTTAGGATACCAGGCCGTGGCGCCTCAATCTGAAAATACAAGAACACAATTTGAGTTAATAAAGACAGTTGCGCATAATTTCTCTAGAGTTATAATATTGTTTGATAATGATGAAGCAGGCCAGGCAGGTGCAGAATTGCTAGTCAACTTTTTTGACTATCCTGTTAAAAATATTATTATTCAAGATAATTCGACTAAAGATATTAGTGATTATATATCTAAGTACGGAGTAAAAAATGCGTGTAATTTAATTAAAATTTTAATAAATGGCTAAAGTATGGAAAGTAATAATACCTAATTATGAGGACAAAGTTCCTATAAGCCAAAGAAGAAGAGCAGTCTACTATAAAAAAGGAGACTACGAAAAAGGAAAAGTACCAAAAAAACACTTAGCAAAAATTAAAGATGGAAGTATGAGATTTGATACTAAAGGATATTTAATTGATATGAATAGAAATAGAGTTATATCAAACCCTTTAGTAGCAGGTAAACCTAAATATTGGACAATAAATGGTCAAAGAATTTACGATGGAAGTTTGCATTATACTGCAAGATCCAAAGTTACTCGTTGGGCCCACGAATATTTAGGAGAATTTATAGATGATTTACCTGAAATTAAAATTCCTAATGGATGTTTTTTAAGAGTATGGCTAGATATTTACAAACCTGGAGATAGATTAAACTGGGATTGTGATAATCAATGGCTATGGATGAAATGGTTCTTAGATACTTTGGTAGAAAAAGGTAAAATTCCTGAAGATAACGTTCAATTCGTTAGAAGTTCAGGACAAATCAATTACATTGAATCTGACACTAGACAGTTAGTATTCAATATAACAATAATTTAAAATTTAAAAGAATGGATAATCCGTTATTAGATCATGTGATGAGTGTCTCGTCACTTAATCTATTTGCGACTAGTCCTGCTGCTTATCGAGAGCATGTATTACACCCTACAAAAGAAGTTACTACTTATTTTACAAAAGGTAGTGCTGTAGATTGTTTAATAACAGAGCCCGATGAGTTTCAGAATAAATTCGCAATAATTAAAACAACGAGACCATCAGGTATGATGGGAGATCTATGTAGACTTTTACATGAATATGAAAAAGTTAATACAGAAGGCCTTCCTGAAGAAACCTTATTTAAAGTTGCTTATAAAAAAGTAGGTTTTAAATTAAAAGAAGAATCGGTATTTAAAAAATACCAAAGTGCTGCTATACAACAATATATGAATTTTCTTAGAAATTCTATTGGTAAAGATGTAATCACAGAAGCAGAAGTAGAACAAGCTAAAGATGTAGTAGCAATGCTACAAAATAATCCTAGAACTAAATGGTTTATGAAGGATTGTAAAAGTGAAATACTTTGTGATGTATACGATCAATTAAGAGTAGATTTTGTATATGATGATATAGCATGTAAAGGCTTCTTAGATAGAGTGGTTGTAGACCATAATAAAAAAGAAGTACACCCTGTAGATTTAAAAACGACAGGAAAATCAGTTTTAGAATTTAGAAATAGTTTCATTAAATATGGATATTTCAGACAAGCAGCTTTTTATCAAGAAGGTATAAAGCACTGGATGAAAACACAGCCAAAAATTTGGGAGTATGAATTAAAGAATTTTAAGTTTATAGTTGCTGAAATGGCCTGTAACCATAACCCTGTAATATTTGAATGTTCAGACGCAGATTTACTTGCGGGGAAATTAGGCGGAAACTTTATTGGAGGTTCTAAAAGAGTTAAAGGTTTTGCCGAACTTTTAGAAGATTTAAAATGGCACAGAGAAAATGACAATTGGTTTACTACTGCAGATAATGAGAAATCATACGAAGACTGTGGTAGTGTAATTTTAAACATATTTGAATAAAATGGATATAAGAAAAATAAAAACTAGATTAGTAGGGAAAGACGAAGTCTTTCAACTTTTAGCGTTAGGGGAGGCTACAAAACTTCCTGTATTACTATTGGGGGATCCTGGTGTAGGAAAAACTCAAGCTTTATTAGATTATGCTGCAGCAAAGTATAATTATAATAAAAAAGAAGTAAGAGATAATACATTTGTTATTGAACTCGATGAAGGAACTAAAACTTCCGAAATTAAAGGTAGAGTAAATATGAAATCTTTATTAGAAGATAAAGAATATAAAATAGATGCTCCTATAGCTAAGGCTAAATACCTATTAATTAATGAGGTAGATAAAGGAACTTCAGGTGTTCGTAATACATTATTATCTGTTATGAGAGAGCGTGCATTATTTTATGGAGATGAAATTAAGAAATGTGAGTGGGATGTAATGGCAGGATCTTGTAATGTAATTCCAAACGATGAATTAGAAAATCCTTTTTGGGATAGATTTGTTCTAACACAAAAAGTGTCTAGAGTAGGTGCAGATTCTATGAAAGAAATTTGGAAAGCAAAAGGTAAAATAAATGAATATTCAGTAGAAGTTCCTAGTAAAGCAGAAATTGAAACTTGTACTATTGAGAAAAAGCATATGAACAAGTTTTTAGATATTGTTTATGGGGCTGCTTCTGACAGAACAGTTTATCATATACCTTTTATAACAAAAGCTATCAAAGTTATATATAAATACTCTGATATAGAAGCAATCCTTAAAGCTTGTGAGCTTATAGCTCCTAGTAAAATTGGGGATTTATCAGCTAAACTTGAAACTAAGAGAGAGAACAATGTTCGATCAATGGTTAATAGTTTATCAAATGTTATTAATGGAGGAAATGATTCTTATTCTCAATTATATATCGGCCAAGTTGCTGATGCAATCATTGAGATGGGGAAAGTAGGAAATTATGCAGGTAAATCACTTGCTCTTGCTAATGAAGTTGTAGAAATTATTAGAACTTCAGAATCAAGTAATGATATAGTAACTGAGCAGGCTACAGCTTTATATACAGAACTTTATAGTAAACTAAAAGGAGAAGATATATATAATGATAGTTTAGATTTAATCAATAATTATAAAAATTAATATATAATGGAATATTCACTAAGACCGACAAATAGTTGGCGTTCTTATTACAATAGTGGGTCTATATATAGCGAAGAAGGGGCATTATGTGCTCCTTCTCGCAATAGATCTATAATTAAAAATAAGTTAAACGACAATCTATCGTCAACAGTCTTTAAGAAATTAAAAGAAAAATCTACTTGTGAACAATTTTTACATACTCAGGGTACAGGAAGTCTTTTGACAGATGCTTTTAATCATTGGTATCAGAAGGATAAAGATTATGAAATAAATCCTGAAAAGTATTGGTGGCATAGTTTGTTACAAAAGGTAGATAATCATTTATTACAATTTGCAACTAATGATAATGCAGGATATAGTTATTTAGCTGCAAGTTCAATTGTAAATATTCTTAATAAACTGTATAAAAAATACGGAGACGATTTAGTAGATAAAATTAAAGAATATAATGACGCTATTAAAAATGGTAAAGAAGTTCCTTGTAAAGATTTTGAAAAAGATCTAAATTCAGGAGCTAATACTGCAAAGAATAGAATTAGAAAAGATTTAGAAACAGCTAATAAAGCTAGTAAAGAAGCAGGTAAAGGAAACGATCCTCAAAATATTGAAATGATGGACCTTTTAACAGATCCAAGATTAACAAAACTTGTAAATGTAAAAGAGAATAATATTAGAAATTTTCTTAAAACTACTATAGATTCTGCTACTGAAGCAATGTCAGGTAAAGCTGATATTAAAGAAGAGTCTTTATTTGATTCTGATGATATTGAAGATCTAATTAATGTAGAAAATTTTGCTCATATAGCATTATTTGACGATTTAACAACTAGATTTAAAAAATATCATGTAAGTTTTGATATTTATATAGATGATTCTGGATCTATGGATAGTGGTTTAGAATTAGATGGCGTACGTACTAGTTATAGAAATTTAGCACGTATGTTAGCTTTTAAATTGAAAGATTTAAATATATTGAGAGATGCTTATTTATTTTCGCATAAAGATACTATTACTAAAATTGAACATGAACATTTGTTCTCTGCTCATATTGGAGGAGGTACAGATATTGGGCAATGTATTAGAAAAGCAAAAGATGCTAATAGACCTTCTATTATAGTAACTGATGGTTGGGATAGAATAGATACAGAAAAAGAATACCATAAAGATAGTTTCTTTCTAATCTTAGATTGTTCTAGAGCAGATATAACTTTTAGAAGATTTTCACAAGGAAAACAAATTTTATTCTTTGATTCAAGAGGATTCTCTAAATCAAAAATAGTAGATCATGATGATTACAAGGAGATAGTAAGAGCAGACTACAATTAATAATAAATAAAAGAAAGATGGAGTGCCGTGACTGCCTTTAATACTGTTACGTTACGGTCTCAGTGGCATAGCAACCATCTGGAAATATAGGGCTTAAAGCTTGGAGAAGCATGGATGGGCCTTATATTTCCACCTTTTATTTTTAAAATTAGAAATATAATGAATTTAAATAAAAAAATATATAAAAGAGTAAAATACGCTCTAACTCATTACCCTAAAACAAGGGAAAATGACCACACACTTATGGCTGTACTGTGGCATGAAGATATGAAAACAGGTCCTGTTAGACCTGAAACAGCTATAGGATTTATTCAAACATTATCTGCGGGCGCGTTGACTAATTGGGAAAGTGCAACTAGATCGAGACGAAAGATAATGGAAGAACATCCTGAACTACGAGGACTCACATATACTATGAGACAAAAAAAGGCAAAAGTTATAAAAAAGCAGATTAAAACTTGGCCAAGTAATGTAAAATAATTATATTTGTTGTCCCTTTATTATTAACTAATTAATTTACTAAACATATGGATAAAAGTAATCAAATACTTAGCGACATTGTTGTCTTTAACAAGTACGCAAAGTATCTACCAAACAAGAAAAGAAGAGAGACATGGGAAGAAATTGTAACTCGTTATACAGATATGATGATACAAAAATATCCCGAACAGAAACAGAAAATATTAGATTACAAACCATATTTAATAGAAAAGAAAGTTCTCATGTCAATGAGAGCTGCACAATTCGCAGGTCCCGCTATTGTAAAATCGGAATCTCGTGTTTATAATTGTGCTTATCTTCCAATTAATGATTATAGAGGGTTTTCAGAAGCTATGTTTTTACTACTTGGTGGTACAGGAGTAGGATACTCAGTACAAAAACATCATATAGATCAGCTTCCTGAAATTGTTAAACCTAGAAAATCTCAAAAATATTTAGTTGGAGACTCTATTGAAGGATGGGCAGATGCTGTTAGACATTTAATGGCAGCATATTTTGGATTCAGAAAAACTAAACCTGTATTTGATTATTCAGATATTAGACCTAAAGGTTCTAGATTAGTTACCGCTGGAGGGAAAGCTCCAGGGCCTGATCCATTAAAAAAATGTCTTTTTAATGTAGAACTATTACTTGATAAAAAACAAGATGGTGATAAACTTTCTCCTCTCGAAGTTCATGATATAGTTTGTTATATAGCAGACGCTGTACTCGCAGGAGGTATTAGAAGAGCAGCTCTTATATCTTTATTCTCTGCAGGAGATGAAGAAATGATTTCTGCTAAATCAGGCGCTTGGTGGGAAAATAATCCACAAAGAGGACGTGCTAATAATTCAGCAGTTTTATTAAGACATAAAATTACTAAACAATTCTTTCTTAATTTATGGAAAAGAATACAAGCTAGTGGTTCAGGAGAACCTGGTGTATATTTTTCAAATGATAAAGACTGGGGAACTAATCCGTGTTGTGAAATCGCATTGAGACCGTTTCAGTTTTGTAATTTAACAGAAATCAATGCAGGTAATATAAAAGATCAAGAAGACCTTAATAAACGTGCTGTAGTAGCTGCTTATTTTGGTACATTACAAGCAGGATTTACAAATTTTCATTATTTAAGAAGAGTATGGCAGGAAACAACTGAAAAAGATGCCTTAGTTGGTGTAGGAATGACAGGAATATGCAATGGTACAGTACTTGCACTTAATTTAACACAGGGAGCAGAAGCTGCAATTATATCTAATGCTAGCACAGCAGAAGAAATAGGTATTAATCGTGCAGCAAGAGTAACAACAGTTAAACCATCAGGTACAACTAGTTGTGTAGTAGGAACTTCTTCAGGTATACATGCATGGCATTCTCCTTATTATATAAGACGTATGCAATGTACTAAAGATGAACAATTATATAAGTATTTAATTAAAAATCATCCTGAATTAGTAGAAGATATGACATTACTTCCTAACTCTGCAGTGATCGAATTACCTCAGAAGGCCCCTAAAACAGGGATTTCTAGAAAATTTGAAACAGCTAAACAAATGTTAGAAAGAGTACAGAAATTTAATACAGAATGGGTTGAACCTGGACATTTAAAAGGAAATAATACTCATAATGTATCAGCTACTGTTTCTATCAAAGAAGAAGAATGGAAAATGGTAGGAAGTTGGATGTGGGAAAATAGAGAAACATTTAATGGTTTATCTGTATTACCTTATGATGGAGGTACATATGTACAAGCTCCTTTTGAAGAAATAAATGAGAAAAAATTCACTTCAATGTATAGAAAACTAAAAGAAATTGATTTGACAAAAGTAAAAGAAAAAGAAGATAATACAGATTTACAAGGAGAACTAGCATGTTCTGGTGGATCTTGTGAAATTACATAATTTTTTGTATATTTGCATTATGAATAATAAAAATATAGTTGTAATATGGCCTTAGACGAAAAGATACCACAAGAAAATAGATTAGCTTCTTACAGATTAGAAGGAGAAACATACGAAGAGTATAAAGTACGTAGAAAATTAGCTAAAGAAGCAATTAAGCAATATTTACGTGGTACTGTAGTATGGAATAGTAGTGTTCAAGGTACATATATACGACCTAAAAATAAAGGCGGGACCGAATAATAGTAGGTGCCCAAGCAGAGTACAGTTTTGATTGGTTTCTCTATACTCTGCACCTAAGAAAGGCTAGTAATTAATTTTACTAGCCTTTTTTTTACCCAATTCCGTAGTAGATCTACAGTTTGTACAAAGTATATTCTATTGTTAATTCTTTTCCTTGTGCTATACGTTCAGTTGTATATAATATGCGCCACTCTTTACTTTCATTTTCCTTCACCTCACAGTTAGGATGTTCTGAATGATTAATAAATCCGCCAAGTGGCGTACGTATATAATCATCTTCAAAATCAGGATCGTAAATATGAGTAATTCCTATTTCTATTCCCGCGGGAATGTCTTCTCTTGCAATAATCCCTGCACCGTGAATATCAGAAGGACCTATAGCAAGATATTCAGGAAGAGGTTTATAAAGTTTTTTGGCCATATACTATTCTCTATAGTGATAACTTAATATATCAGGAACATATCTCCATCTTTCTGTATGTTTTACAAAAGGAATCATGTCTTTAACAGCCTTTCCAAGTTTAGTATCTCCTTTTCTTCGACCAGATTTATATTCTTCAAATTCACCATTAAATGCATCTTCAAAAAGTTGAGACCACACTGTAGCTATTCTTTGAGCCATAGTAGTACTAGTAGCAGGTGAAAGTAATAATCTATATAATTCGTCTATACTGCTATATGCTCTTAATTCTGTATTTAAACGAACTGCAAAAAAGGCTAAATGATATGAAAGATAATCGTCATCATCATCTCCTCTGTCTTTGAAGTATAAAGAAATTTGATAAGCTAGCGCTGATACTGCTAATTCAGTTAATGTTCTTTTCACATTAGCTTTTTGATGTTCAGACATATTACCCCACTCTTCTTTAGACATTGACAGTAATCCTTTTTTAGCCTCATAAGCATCATCTCTGGTTCTTTGAAATAGCTGTGCTACTTTTTTATAACCGTGATACCCCATATATGCAAGAAATTTTAAAGTAGTTACATACATACCTTCTCTCATAGTTTTAGATCTAGGATCATATTGCATTGTAGTACTATCTCCAGAGTCTTCAGCGTCTTGAAAGAAAGATGCATTAGTTCTATCTTTAATATCTCTTTTTAAATTATAAATCGCTTTGGGCATGCCTTGTAGTCTTCGTCTAAAAGAAGATGGAAAGAACTTACGCATACTCCATAAAGCTTGGCCCCACCAGTGTCTCTGCCCTGGAGCCATATTTCTTTCAGAATATGATCCATGCAAATCTTCATTTGTCATTTGTACCAATCGAGTTATATGCATAATCGCCTCAGCATTTTCCCTCTCCTCCTTGCTACGGATGTTAATATCTGGATTGAATTTTCCTGTAAAATTATATGTTGTGTAGGTTTCTCCAGTTCTAACTTGAACTGATCTAACATCTGGATTTACTTCAAGTTTATAGGCATTATCTCCATGTTTAACACGTCTATAAGCTTGAGCTAATGACATTGCTTCTTTTACATTAGTAGTGCTTCCGCTGCCGTCTTTATTTAAATACTTACCGTCTGCTCCTAATACCTTAACACTTCTAAGTATAGCATACATAATTAAATTATGCATATTATGCTCTGCCATACCATTTAAACCATGAAGAGTATTTGTATTAAATAAAGCTTTAAATTTATTATTATATGCATAAGTATGTTGTCCCATTCTATAATCATTCATAGGATCATATATAAGACCTAATAAATTAGTTTTAGATTTAGGATAAGGTCTTCCTACATCATCAATTATAAGCCCTAAATCCATTCCATAATCTTTTTCAGCATTTAATAAGTCACCATAATTATAAAACTCTGAACCAAGGCCCTCTATAGTAGATAAAGTTCCTCCTAATAATCTATTAGATATAGTAGTCATCCAGTTACCTGATAGTAAAGTTAATCCTATATATTGTAACCATAAATTCCATAGTTTTCTAACACTAATATTACCAATTTTTACTCCTGCTTCCACAATAGCCTGACCAAACATTCTTTGTTCTATCAAATCTCTAGCAGCTTGTAAATTCATATTTGAAGGGTCCTTTGGAGCCACTTTAGGTTGTCCAACCATTGTATTTTTTACAAATGTTTTAAAACCAGCACTTTGCACTATTTGCCTATCTGCTAACAAAGTCATAAACATCTCTAATACAGGAACTAGTTGATTTTTATAATGATAATTATAACTTACTTGTAATCCTACTAAAGCATTATCGTGAACATTAAAAGATTGGTCCTCAAGATCTAGTTTTTGTCTATAATAAATAGGAATATGCTGATTTTGTCTTCCCTTAGAATTTGTTCTTACAATACGTTTCCAGGCACCGTCTCTGCTAAAAGTTAATTGAGTTTCATTAGCTTCTTGTCCTTGATTTAACTGTACAACACTATCTACATCCTTACCCTTTTTATATTGAACCATTTCACTTAATCCTGTCTTAACAAATTTCCAAAAATCTCTCATACTATGTACATCTTCAGTAAATCTTTCATGTAAAGTTTTATATTTACCGATCATTCTATATCTAAGTTTGAACTCTGCACCATATAAACTATCAGCCTCTCTAAGACTTTGCATAATTCCTTGATAATATTTATACACAGGACTTTCAGGATCTTCTTTTCGAAGTCTTTCTATTTCTTTATATTGTTGAGATTCATATTCTTTTACAGATCTTACTACAATTCCAGTTTTTCTTAGAACATAATCTCTAACTGCTACTTTATTTAAATTTTTACTTGGCACATGTAAAGAATCTTCATATTTAAATAATTCATCTTTTAAAGAATCTTCTAACATGGCTGCTTCAGCCATTACTTTTGCTTTTTCTTCTTTATATGTAAAAATAGCTTTATCTAATTTTTTAAATTTACGAAGTTGTTCTGTGGTAGGATTTTCTAAAGCTGCGATTCTATTATGTTCTTTTAAAGCAGGTTTTAATATTTTATTAATCTCTCTTACTCTCTTCCATTTATTATTTAATTTAAGCTTATTATTTGGTATATGCTCTGTAGAAGCATCATTATCATATGTAGTATTTTGTGAATATAATTTACTTAAATTCATATATAATTTAAAATTTTCAGGAGACTTAGCCTTATCTATCATTCCCACCTCATCTAAAACAGAATCTTTTTTAATTTCAGACATTTTTGTTCTAATAGCAGATAATGTTTCATACCACTCACTGTGCCATCTGCTAACATAATATCCAGTTCCTTGAGTTTCAGACAATGCTCCGCTTTCATCTATTGCACGCTCTGCAATAAATTCAAAAAACTGAACAGGATTTCCAGCACCCTGGCCTCTTTGTTTTTGATACGCTATATAATCTGCATATAATTTATTAAGTTTACTAGCTCGATCGTTAAATCGTAACTTTGCTTTGTCTTCTACGTTTAATATAGCAGCATTTAAAGCTCTTAACATAGGACTAGTCGTTTGAGAAGCATTTATAGCCCATCTTTGAAGTGATCCTATATCTGTACCTATAGCCAATAAGTTTTTTACATATTCTTTAGCATCGTTTTTATGGCTCATATCATTTTTTGCCATTTCTGAATCTACATGCTTTTGAACTCGAAGGCGCCACTGTTGTATATTCTCTTCTTTTTTTCTTTTTCCTTCTGGAGTTTCTATATAAGATCGCCTATAATACTCTCTTACATTAGCTAACCATTCTTCTCCATTACCTAGTATTTTTTCAGATACAAAATCAACAGCTTTTTCTCTATAAATATTATCAATAGTATCTATATCATTAGATAATCTCTGTAATACCCTGATCATATCTTGAGGTAATCCATATTTTTTACCTTTAGGTAAATTTTTATTACTTAATTCTGTAGCTTCTTTTAAAATATCATTTATATCTCCATATGTATCAAGTATTTGATAGATTTCTTGAAGTTGATGCGCAGTTAAACTATCACCTTTTAGATCTATAAGCCTTTGTATGGCCTCTATCTCTCGGACTGCATTTTGAATATAAATAGCATACCCTTTCGTTTCAGTAGCATTAGCAATTTCAGCAACAATTTGTTCAATTTGCAGTTTTAGTTTATTTCTATTATGAACAGTTTGTTTAACTCTTCGTAAATTTTGTAATCTAGTAGTTAAAGATTCAATTACTTTCATTAATCTATTTGCTGCAGCAGAAGTAGCTATATTAAATTGTTTTATATTAAAACCTTTTTTATTTAAATCCCATTCAGCTTGAAATTTTATTACATCATCAAATAAAGGCTCCCCATATATATCTAATTTAGAAACACCATCTGTATGTTTTAGTTTATAAAGATCTGGATCTTTTGTCCAATCCCCCCATAAACTTAAAAATCGAGGAGTAAATAGATTTCTATAAGCTAATTCAGCCTTAGATTGATCACCATACCATTCTTCTAATTCTTTAAATAGCTTACTATCTACTTGTTTTCCTGTTACAGGATCTTTTACTTTAAACGTACAGGCCATAATTAATCACATTTTTTATTTGGTTTTCTACTCGCTTTTTCTACTCTACCTAGAGCATCTCTACTATCTTTATTATTAAAGATAGAACTTATAAAGTTATTTCTTTGAGTTTTTGCATCTCGCAAATCTACGGATTTTTCGACAAATTCATCTACTGTTCTAAATAATAAATCATATAAACTATCATTTTTTTCTATATTAAATAAATCAAGAAGTGCTTTTACAAAAGATTTCCATAAAGATTGTACATTACCTTGACTATCTGTAACTACTGACTTTTTTAATTGTTTTATAACTATAGGATCAGTTAAACCATAAGTAATAAACTCTCCTAACATTTTAGTATGTACAAGCTCATCATTAACAGGATCTCCTGTAAAATTATCTGGATTAAGATATTGTGCCAAAGCTTTAGGCATTGTATCCACATGTTCTGTTAAATACATGCTAGCAATTGTTCCTATTTTTTTTCTAAATTCAGGATTTTTAGAAACTCCCTCAACTGTATAATAATGTAATAATTCATGTAGAACTGCTATTCCTATTTCTTTCTTATTTAATTTTCCATCTTTTTTAAGTTCTCTAACAATTATCGCTGATTGACTATATTGTTCATTATATTGATACTGTGCTACAATAGTTTTACTTTTACTTAAAAATAATCCGAATTCATTCTCAGGTACAAACATTAAATCTATAGGGTTACCTTGTAATTTATTTCTCATAAGATTATAAATTAAAGTATAAGTATTACTATTTCCCATTTCATGTTGTAGCATATCTAAAAGAGTTATTGCAGGTATAGAATTGTTAGGAATACTCATCATTTCTCCTTTATATTCATATAAAGCAGCTTCTTCTAAATTCAACATATCGATTAGAGTATTATTTCCAATTAAATGTCGTGCTTTATTCATAAAATAACTATATCCTTGATATACACCTTTCTCATTTGCTAAAGATAAATCTCCTTTAGTATTTAAAAGAGATTCTTTCATCTCTAAATTGTATTTTAAAGCAGAATTAATAGCATCTTCTATACGTACTCCTTTTTCTATAGCTTCTGAAATTGTTTTAAATGTACCAAGTTTTATAGCCCCATTGATATTTTGTAAAGGTGCCATAAATGAATTTTTTAATTCATATCCAGGATCTAAAATACTATTTAAATCTTGTTTTATATCTATAATATCAAAACTCATAGAAGTAAAATCAGAAGATTCTCCTTGAGTGCTGACAAATCTTTCCCCATCTCTTTCAGAAGACTCATTAAATGCTATTCCTAATTCAGAATTAATTTCTAAAGCTTGATTTCTAGAAACTCCTCCTTCTAAATAACTCTCTGTAATATCTAATATACTTTTTTCTTCTAATAAATATCTTGTTTGTCCTTTTTTATCTACAACAGAAATTTCATTTTCTTTTATTGCAGTAGTTCCTGGAGATTCATATATATTTTTACCTTTATCATACCTACCAGTTCTTTCAGCTAATCTATAAACAGCATTTCCTGTTTTATCATAACCTAAATGCTCATATAAATGTCTAGAAGTTCCTTGTTTTAATTCTAAAAAAGGAGTAAATATAGGATAACCAGTACTATCTTCTAATACAGGAGCTGGATGAGTTACATATCTCATTCTACTTCCTTTTGGCTCTAAAACAATATGTAAAGGCATTCCACCTATACCTTTAACATCCATTTTACCTTCTTTACCTTTTAATTGTATCTCAGGAACAAGAGAAGTATTACCTGTTTGACCTCTTAAAAAATCCATTATCTCTGAACGATTCATTCCTAAGTCTTTAATATTATTTATTAAAATACCATATTCTTGATAAATACCAGTTTCTGTTTCAAAATCAAGAGGAGCTAATTCATGATAAGAAAATAAAGTATTTTGCATTCCAGATTCTACTAAAGAGACTTTGTATAAATCTTTAGCAAATTTTTGTATATTTTTATCTTCATGGTTTAATAAAGAATCCCAAGCTTCTGTCAACACATCTTTTTCTTTACCATCTTTTTTAGTTGTTGCAGGACTAGTTATATAATCATATCCGTCTTTAAGATTTGAAAAATTAGGAGTTAAATATCTAATTAAAGCATTATCTTTAATAGGGCTCTTTTCATCATTTTTATATTTATATAATTTTTGAGCTATTGAATCCTTCCCATAAAATAAATCTTCAACATTGATAGATTTCCAATAAGGAGTTTTTGTAAATAAATATGTTTTAAATGCATTATAAGTTTTTCTAAGAAATTCTTCATCTGTTTTCATTTGCCACTTCTTCCCTACAGTATTACCTATCTCATATATAGATTCTTCAATCATTGGATTTCCTAAAATAAAATAATCTTTAAATAAATTATACATAAGATCAGGACCATTACTTTGATATTTACCTAACATTGTTCCTTCAAATCTTTCATTAAATCCTTCAAATGTACTTTCTAAAACAGCTTGTTCAATAAGATTTCTAGAAATTATTGATCCTAAAAGACCCCTATTAGCTCCTACAGTATCTGCTTTAGAAGCTGAAACTATTTTATTTAAAGAAGACGCTTTTTTCTTCATATCTAAGAAAAATTTAAATAATACTAATTCTTGATACATATCATTAGTTGTAGTTTTATCTATCATATTATGAAGATCTTTTACAGTAATAATATCATCAATTTTTAATTCATTATTATTTATCTTTTCTAAAGTTTCTTGATATATTTTTGAATCTTCAATTTCTGTTTTAATGTCATGTTTTGTTCTAACATAATATTTTGCTAAACTTTCAGGACTTGATAAATTTGTGATTGGAAGAGGGTCTGTTTTTTTCAAACCTCTTTCCTCTTTTAATGCTTTACTAAGAGCATCTATTATTATATTTTCTGCTTTACTATAATACGTTTTACCATTAATTTCTAATCCTTCAGTACTCCCTCTTAAATATTTCTCGTATTTAACATATTTCTTTATTTGAGGAAGAGACATAAATGAATTAGTCCATGTAGGATTCACACCCATACGATCCATCATAAATACAGTATTTGCTGTAATAGTATTATTATTAATATAAAATATATAAGGATCTTTTGCTATATCTACATAAGCATCTAAACGAGAAGATAATGTATTACTTATCATATTTAAACTATTCCTAGTATATATTTGACTTAGATCAGTATTATTATTTTTAGTTACATTACCTATTAAAAGATTATCTTCTGCTAAATATAAAGGAGATTCTAGTTCTTGATCTAAAGACCATTGTGAAATCATATGATCTACTAAATGTCTAGCTGTTTGTCCCACACCAAATTTACCCCCTAAGAAAGTTTCTTTTAAATGCATTTGATACCCTGGACTAAACCACTCTAAATCTTGTAAATTAGAAACAATATTAGAGACTGTAGAATAAAATTCAGGAGTACCTTTGGAATTTTCAATTTCATTAATTTGAGCTTGGCTTAAAAGATGTTTATTTTCTAAATATCTAACCATTGCAGCATCATTTTTCAATCCTACAGAATCTAATGGGCTTACTAACTGCACGAAAGTATTAGAACTAGTTAAAATTGAATCATATAATTCTAATTTTCTATTTCTAAGAGCTTTTGTATATAATCCCTTATTTTTAGATCTAGCTTCTTTATTTCCATCTACAGTTCTACGTCCATCATATTCAACATAAAAAGGAGACTTAGTTCCATCATTATTAGTACGAACCCCATAAGAAGCAAGCATAATATAAAGTTTATCTATATCAAAATCTGCACCTGTTTTAGAAGTAATTTCATCATAAGCTACAACTGTATCTCCCATATGTGCAGGTAAAAATCCTACTACTTCTAGACTATCAATAGAACTCATTCCTTGATTAGGTATACGATAGCCTATAGCTCTTAATAATCTTTTATCTTTTATATATTTTTTAATTTGAGTTTGAGACATTCCATCTACTCCAGGAACCATATCTTTAAACCAACTAGGTAAAAATATTTGAGCTCTTACAACACCATTTTTAGTTACATAAGCAGGCCCTAATTTATTTTCATTAACTCCTTTTAAGATTTCAGCCTTAGTAGCATTATCTAATTCACTGAATTTACTAGTTTTTTGGAATCCAAAATTACTCATTTGAATATAAGATCCCCCTGGCATTTCTAATTTAACTGTTTTTTTAGTTATTAAAGAAGAAATCATATTTCCTATATCTTCAGAAAAAGGATGAGAATCTAATCCTAAATCTCCTCCATACTTCCAAGTCATTTTACCTCCTCGCTCTTCTAATTCTAAAGATTTTAATAATTTAGTAGAGGTATTCTCTTTAGAAGCAAAAGATTTAAGTAATATTTTTTGAATTTTTTCTATATTATTAATCTTATACATAGGCTGATCGTTAACATCTTCTCCAAGATATTCAATCCCCCATTCTTGCTCTAAAGATTCTTTTTGCGCATCAGATAATGCTCTATCAATTTCATGAACTTCTTTAACTAAATCCCAACCTGAAACTTCTTTATATCTTTGAATAAAAGTACCATCCTTTTGCTTTTCCATATGAGTAGGAACTTTAAAGGTAGCTTCTAGATCAATATTACCAATTATATTTTTCTTTACTTGAGACCCTTCTAATTGTAAAGGAGAAACGTGAGGAGACAGTTCTTGCTGAAGCTTCCAATCTCTATTATCTAATTTAAATGGATTTAAAGTAGCATTCTCTAAAATATCTCCTAAAGTACCTTCTTTATGTATAACACTTGGTAATTGAGCTCCTACTTTAATACCTGATTCAAATATAACCTCATCTACATTATTCTTCTCCATTAGTGTTAGAAGATTAGCTAATTCTCTATTTTTAATTAAAGAAGGAACTAAAACAGCTTGGGAATATTTTAAATAAGTAGGTATTTTAGTATTACTTAAACCTCTACTATCTTTAACTCCGTCTCTTATTCCAAAATACATACCTTTTAAAGGCTGTGCAAGTATCATATTTAAATCTTCGACTGTAGGCTGTCCATATTTTTCAGGATCAGATAATCTTTTATACATAGGATCATAAGATTCGTCCCATTTACCTAGCATAACCATTAAATCTCTCCACCTCCCCAATGTTATGTACGCTTGAGCGTCTGTAACATTTATATTTTTATAAGGAGAAAGTATTTCTTTGGCCTCTGCTTGAGACATTCCTTGTTTCATATACCAAGAAAGATAATTCTTATAGTATTTACTTTCATCTATAATATAGTCTCTAATTATTGCAACATTAAAATGTTCTTTACCTTCTACAATTCGTAAATCTTGTCCAGGAGCAATTAATTCAGGAAGACGTTTTGCCATGTCATCTAAATTTTTATAAAATGCTGGGTCTCCAGATAATAATTTCGTAGTTTCAACAAAACTAACCATATTATTTATCATATACTGACCTATAGCTAATCCTATAGCTGCATTATGCTTAATTCCTTGGTCTTGAACTCTCTTTTTTCTTAAAAGTCCTGAATAAATATCTTTATCAATTGATCTGTTAGTTAAAATTTTCAAACCATTAGCATTAACTCTTTCTCCTATAACACCGTTTTCAATCGCTAATTCTACTTCTTTTAAAAATCTAAGACCTAATATAGCATTTATTCTTGGAGCTAAATAGTCTTTTACCTTTTCTTGATCAAAATTAACAATGAATTTACCACTTTCAGTCATAACCCCCATATCTTTAAGAGCTTTTTCATTATTTAACGATGGGAACATTACAAATTTTAATCCATTAGCACTTTTTCTAATAGGTTTACCATTTTTATCAAGTTTTGTATAATGATAATATTCTATTAAATGTTCATCTGCTAATTTATTTTTGCCAAACAGCTCTTCATGTACAGATTGAATTCTTATTATCTCATCTATTGCATAGTTAGTAAATATTCTAGTTACTACAGGTCCAAAAGAAACTTCTTTTGTAATATGATTATATTCAAAACCTTGGCTATCATTTTCATATACATTTATAGGAGCAAATCCCTCAACTAAATACCAAACACTTTTATCTGCCATATTAGGTAAAGAAAAAGTATTTTTAAGTGTAAGATTTATTCTTGTAGCATGTTCTTGTTGAGGAGACATTGTTATATTACTATTACCTGCATCTCTAGAACCTTGTTCCTTAAGATTATTAAATGTTCTAATAGCTATATCTTTACCACTCATAAGTAATTGTTTAGCCCATTGAGAGCTTTGGGCCCAAGAATTTTCTTTAAGTCGTTTTCTTTCATATGCAGAATTATTTACTCGGCCTGCAAATTTAAATAAGTAATTATTTAAAGAATAGATCCAGAAAGTTTTAGATTCTGGTCCTATAATTGTAGTTTGACTAAAGTTTTCACCAGCTAACGCTTCTGCTTCAGCTAATTCCATAACAAAACTATATGAATAATCGTGAGGAGTTTCTATTGCCCACCCTTTTCCTCTTAAAGGTAATTTTTTTAATTTTTCTACCTGTACAGTAGCAGCTAATAAATCTTTTAATCCATGTTTTGCTCCTTTTCCTCTCTGACGTGTACCTGACATTAATTGTTTTAAGCCTTGTAATTGAGTTTCTTTTGAAGATATTAATAGATCTAAAGCGTCTATAGATATTGATATACCTACATCTGAAAGTAAATCTATAATATCATATTTAATAGAATCAGGAACTATTTGATCTTCTATATCTTTATTTTTTAAAGATTTTTCTAAACTAGAATATCTCTCTTTTAAAGAATTCCATTTAGATCTAAGTCTATTTACTGTACTTTCATTTATAGTTAATGTATTCTCATCATTTAAATTAAAAATATTAGAGAGTTTTAAATTTTCAGCCCACTCATTTTTTAATCTATATTTTCTAGTTTGTACCGCAGGATTAATAAGCTGCCAATAATTATCAATTGTTGCTTTACCATCTTCAGTCATTTTTGAAACTTTGGATACAATAGATGTAAGAAAGTTCATATCTGTCTTAGAAAAAGTATTAAATAATTGAGTTTTTTGATTATCATCTAATGATTTAACCGCTGCCACAACCTTTTCAAATGTAGGTTTTGATTTTGCTAGCTCATCAAGAGAATCCATCATTTGATCATATGCATATATATACGCTCCTTGATCGTCATAATAATCTACTATACCTGATAATTTACTTTCTAATATATTCCATAAAGTAGTTGAATTTTCAACCTGTACTAATCCTGTACGAGGATCTATAACTGGTTTACCTTCTCTAGAAAACTTTGGAAAATATGATAATAATATTTTTGTATTAATATTAGCATTTTGTTTACCTCCGAATTCAAAATGAGCACTCATAGCTTGAGATACATCTTTATTATCTTTTTCTTGAGCTTCAGTTGCTATTTCTAAAGAAGAAAGTTTTAACATATCTATAATAGCACCTGATTTAGTTTCAGGATTATAAAAATATGTTAAATTTTCAAGTAATACTTTAAGATTTTGTGCAGAAGTTTTATCTCCAGCTGCCTCTGCATCTGTAATTTTACGTTTTAAAAATCCAGTTAAAATATTAGAACTTACTTTTATATTAGATAAATCTTTAATATTTTTAAAATTACCAGATTGATTAATTAACATAAGTATTAAACTCTTAGCTATTTCTCCTCTATCTTTAGAATTAAATCCTGCTTCTTCTAAAGCGGCTTCTCCTGATTTAGTTTTAAAAGAATCTAAACTTGCTGCTATCATAGACTCTTCTTGAGTAGCATAATATCCTCTAGAAAGCCTAGAATAATATTTTTTAGAACTTGGTTTTCTAAATAAATCAAGTAAATATTTTTCTAAAAGATTATAAAAACGAAGTGATAATCTTCCAAAGAAAGTTTTTCTTTGAGCCTGATTTGTTAATTCAAAATTTCTATATTCTTCAGATCTTAGCTCTTGCAAATGAATACTACGAGCTTGTTGTTTTGTTAAATTAAAACCAGTATATTTATCTTGTATTTTTTGTATTTGCTCCGAAGTAGGTTCTCCATATTTTTTAGAAGTTTCTTTATTTAGAGCAGCTATTTCTTTAGCAGTTAAAAAAGACTCTTCTACAACATGCCAAGCTTCATGATATTCTGCACCTTGTTTAGCTTTATTAGATATAGTAATCATACCTTTACTAAATAAAGCGAATGCTTTTACACCTTTTTTACCTATTTTTAAGATACCGTCTTTAATTTTTGTAGGTATTACTCCACCAAAAGTTTTATCTAACCATTTTAAAGCAGCTTCAGTATCTATAAGATCTTCTTCTATAGAATTATCTTTATCAAATTCCATAGTAAATCCAAAATCATCTTTATCAGAATCATATTCATCTTTTTCACTATCATCAAAGATAATATCATCGTCTTTATGCTCCTCTTCAGACTTTAGTGTATCATCATCTTTAGCAGTTTTCTTTTTCTTTTTAGGTTTAGATTTAGACTTATCACTAGATCTACTTATATTTTGTCCTACAACTACCTGTCTATTATGCTGAACTCTTCCAAACTCATCAAGTTGTATATCAGTAGTTAATATTCCTCCTGCTTCTATAAAATCTAAATTATAGTCATCATTAACACCAAGTTTATATGTCTTCCCTAAAAAGGTAAATTCTTCTATATTAGTATCTTGAAGTAATGGCATTCTAAAAATATTTCCATTAAATGCTCCTGAATGAGCATTTCTTTTTTTAGTATACTCTTCATTTAATAATTTATTTCTAAATTTTGCTTTTAATCTAGCCTCAGAAGATTCTTTAAAACTTCCAGCAGTGAATGCTATATTTCCAACTTGAAAATATGAAGAAGTATTATTAGAAGCAGTTTGAAATCCAAAAATATTAGGAGATGAAGATTCAAGTTCTTCAACAGTTGGCATATCTTTAGTAGGAGTTACATGTGTGAGTAATCTTAAATATTGTCCTACAGTTAATCCTGTTTTTTTATACTGCATACCCATAGTAAAAGGTTTATCTGTAGTAGACTGTATAAGACCTTTTACTATTTCCCACAACTCATCAACTTCTTTACTATTTAAATCTCTCTGATTTAATTTAATAGGAATTTTAGTTTTTTCTATAGGATCTGTAAAAATTGCATACCATCTACCACTACCATTATTACTCTCAGAATAAATACGACTTCCATCTACAATAATTCCTTTATTATTATATGCAAGTATAGGTTTTGATTTTCTGAATAAACTAGAAATTTTAAAATTACCTCCAGGTCCATATTTTTTTACTTTTCGATTTTGGTTATTAAACATTCCCCAAGTAGCATATATAATAGAACCATAGATATTCGTTTTAGGATCTGATATATAAGCATTTAAAATCTCTAAACCTAAATTAAGAGTATTTATACCTTCAGCATTAGACGACATTTCGTTCATAACAAATAAATTTGTCATAACAGATTCACCAGTTTTAGGATCTTCTAATTTTACACTAATATCTAAATATTTAGCTATTAAAGTATGATAATTATTACCTTTTTTAGCTTGCTCTTTTAACCATTTTTTAGTTATTGCTTTACCGTCTTTTATACGCTTCTTAATTATAGGAGGTAATTGAGCATATGATTCTGGGCTTATAATATATTGAACTATTAATGATTTTAAAGCTTTACGAGATCTAGAATGTATAAACTTATAAACTTTACTACCAAAATTATCTCTTTCTACATTTAAATTTACATCATCTCTATTATTCTGCTCATCTGAAGAATAAGAATCATAATCGTCAGTTTTAGAATCTTCTTCAGGAGCATTAGGAGTTTCATCTACTTTCTTATCATCTTGGTCTTTTTGTTCTTTATTTTGATTTTTAGTCTGATTTTGTTGTTTGTCATTTCCTTCAGCTGGATTATTTTCTTCAAAGTTTATATCTTCTTTAGTATTTTCTTCTTCAGTAGTTTCTTTGCCCTTCTTTTTATTATCTCGATTTCTTTTTTTATTTTCTCGTTTTTTCTTTTCTATAGTTTCTTTTACTTCAGATTTAAACTCTTCTTTTGGAGTTCTTTTCTCTAAACCTTTATATTCTTGATCAGATAAAGCGAATTCCTCTCCAAATTCGTCTACAACTACCCACATAGAATCTCCGTCTTTACCTGTTATTTTTTTAAGAACTCCTCTAACCCTTCCTCCAGCAGCCCAAACATTATCTCCTTCTTTAACATTTTGGTCATCATCTAGAATACTATTTTCATAGTCTTTAGCATTTTTTATTTGTGCGTTTTTTCTTTTATTTCTTTCTTTTTGGTTATGTTCTACTTCTTGGAACCAAGGATGTTTTGTTATTCTAAATGCTTGATTTTTATTTAAAATTTGCATTCTAGATTTATCATGTAATCCTTTATCTAACATTCCCATAAATAGCTCTTCATTAGCTTTTACTATTGCTTTATCATCTTGAAGAGAAGGCAATTCTTTAGCACTTTTTAAACCTAAAGATTTTAATAATTCTCCAAGTTTTTTCTCAGTTTCTGTTATTTGTTTATCTAAAGTTTCTTTCTTTTGATTATTTTGCCATTTAGTAAAAGTTTTAGATCCTGGATCTTTACTTTTTAATGGTTTAGTGACAGACTTTTTTAAATTTTTAAGAGCTTGTAACTCTTGAAGTAAATTATAAGCAGGTCTTAAATTTTCAGGAACATTTGGCTCTGCTTTTGCTTTAAGTTTTGATAATCTTTCTGTGGCTTTAGTAATAGTTTTTGCAGCATTTCTAGATCCCTGTATAGAAAATCCATTAGCTCTCATAATATCTAACTTTTGTGCATCAGTTAAATGTGTATATTCTTTACCTTCTAATTGATTAAATAAATCTCTTTGAGAGTTTATTTCACTTTCAACTTGTTTAAAATCTATACCTTCAATTGTTCCAGAACCTCCACTATCATTATATCTTTTAAGCCATGTAAGAGCCTTATACATACGATCTCCTCCATCATTTTTCATGGCATTATAAATCATTTCAGATCTAGTAAGAGATTGCTCAGCATTTAACATTTCTACCCATTTGGCATCATTAAATTCTGCAATCTCATCAGAATATTTATTAAAGACATAATTTTTATGAGCTCTATTAGATAAAGCTTGAGTTTGACTAAAACCAACTCCTAATCCCATACCTAAAACTCCTCCTGCTCTAACTGAATTTCTAAATTCTTCTGTATGAGGTTCATTTCCAGTCCATCTAGAAATAGCCATTTGTCCCATACCTTTTATAGAACCGAACATAGATTGACCTGTAATATTTTCAAAATAAGTACCTCCTTGATCATCATATTGTCCTGTAAGATAATCCTTTTTAGTAAGATATTGGTATCCTTCTTCCCAACCTTCTATAGCTCCTTGAGCTCCCATCATAAGAGGTATCCTACCAAATCTTTTAACTCTGTCACTCCATTTTTTAGCCATATACGGGATTTTTCCCATTTTACCGACAGTTCCTACCCAAGGTATAAATCCTATACCTATTTGAACAACGTCTCCTGCAAGAAGCATTTTATTTTTCTTGAAAACATCTTCAGCTCCTTTCCGAGCTTGACTTTCTAACATTGCTATTATTTTCTTTCCCTCCTCTGTTTTAGGATCTGGGTTTTTTCCTCCATTCCTTATAGCCCAGTCACGAGTTAAAGCATTCTTGCGCTGCTCATACGCACTATACATTTCAGCATGAGATTCATTATCTCTCATTACGACAGAACCTATACCACCTATTATACCTCCAGCTGCAATCATAATTCCATAAGCAATTTGTCCGTATCCAGGAACTGAATTTGAACCAGAAGCATATAATGCTGTTGATGCTGCTCCTGCCATAAAACCAGCCCCAAGAGTTGTTGCTAACCATCCTGCATCTGACATAGCTCCACCGACATCTTCTGCAGCTTCAGCGCTTCCCCAATATTTAAATATACTCGTACCCTCATCTTTTTGCTGCTCCCTTGCTTTCATTTTATAATGATCAGATACTCTATCTCTTGACGATATTTTTGATTCTTCTTCTAATACATTTTGATTAGCATCATTTATCTCTTCTTTTAATTCATTTATTTTCTCAAGAAGAGTATTATCTACATTCCCTTCTTCTACATCTTTTAAAGTCTTTCCTTTATTCTCTAAAAGTTCATCTATATCCATTTGAGCTCTTAATGCTTTTCCTTTATATCTATCTATTCTTATCTCAGATGCAGTATTCCACATATGTTGCCACCATTGCGTATCTTCATCCGCATAATCATTTAATAACCATTCATGAGTTGCTTTACCTGGTTGAAAAGTATTATCATATGTATTTAAAGGATGAGATAATAATGCATCTTGTACATTTCTACGATAAGATTTATATGCTACATTTGTATACGTTTCAGGATTTGATTCGTATAATTGTCGTTTAGTATTACGACCTGTATTACCATCAGGTAATACTAATCCACTATTATCTTGATTTCCAAGGGAGTTTGTACGTCTTTTACGAGAAGAATTTGTTAAATCCTCTCTTAAGTCTTCACTTTGTACTACTTCTTTGTCTATAAATAAGTCTGTATAATTATCTATAGGACGAGTACGTCTTTTATTCTTATTTCCGTTTGCCATTTTTATTTAATTTAAAAATTAACTGTTATTTAAATTATTCGTAAATATACTAAAATATTAGTATATACTTTCAGGTGCTATTTCTATATGATAATGATCAGGTCCAGATTCAAAAATCATATTAACAATACCATTTGCTATCATTTCTTGCCTTCCAAAAGAAGTATTCCATTTTGCAAATAATTCATCAGAAGCGGTAGACACTCGTAAATCAAGAGCTCTTCCTTCTGTATGAGATCCTGTCCCAGGATGAGCAGATTTTCCAACTATTTTATCATATCCTGGAATTCTCATTAAACCTGTAATAGTAAGATTACCTCCAAGATCTAAACCATCTAAATACGCTATAGCTTTGTCTGTATTCTTAGATACAAATGGTGCATACATTTTATCACTTATTTCAATAGTTGAATAATTTTGATGATCAAATTCAATTAAATTATTTTTAGATGCATAATTTCTACTAGCTTTTCTTAAATTAACTGCATTTGTTACCTCTCCATTTACAATACCTATATCTTCATTAGTATTATTATCATCTAAATCATAAAATCCTGAAGCAGAATCCATATTATTTACAAAAGCTCTAAACTTTCTTTGTTTTTCATTATTACTAAGGAATACACCTTCATCCCAATCACTAGGATTTAACATAGAATGTAAAATAGCTAAATTACTTAAAGATGATTCGAAATCTTCTGCATTTCCAGTTCCATTTACATGTGCATTTAAATCCTCTCTTAACTCAGTTATAATATCTACCATATCTGTATATACAGCTCCTTTTCCATCTGGAAAAGCTTCATTTAAATGAGTTAAAATTCCTTGTTCAGAATCTTCAAACCATTGAGTGATATATTTAGGTCTAGCATCAATAAAACTATTAGTTGTCTCATCATAAAGAGTAACGTCTGGGTCACTTATTAATCCTTTAAATCTAGATTTTGTACCTACTACTCTACTATCTGCTAATTGTATATCTAATTTTTCTGTTTGATTAGCTATATTATTTTGTAATATAGCAACCCATTCATCATTCCAACCACTAGTAAGATTAGCTATTTGACCTGTTTTATACTGCCCAAATTCTTTATTATAATCATCAGCAAGATTAGCATCTATAGGAATTTCTATAGTAGCAGGAATTTCAAATAATGGAATTTTTATAGTACCTCCTTTCCCATCTGGTATTGTTTGCATTTGAGTAGACATATGTACTAATTTAGTAACAAAATCTCTATCAGTTTCTTGATAAAAATATTCAATCCAATTATCACTTGTCCAATAATCAGGATTCTCTCCTTTCATTAATGCTTGAATAGTATTTAAATCTACTTCAGCTCCCATTTTTACTCCATTTTCTCCATCAAACCCATTCTCCCTGCTAAAGATTTTATTTAAATCTTGATACCCTAATGTATAATGTCCATCAACTACCATTACCATTTTAGGATTACCATCATCCCCCATAACCATTCTGGTAGTTACATTATTACCAGCATTAGGAGTAAAATCAAAACTTGCTCCATTATTATGAAGAACTTTATTAAATAATTGTTTATTATTTATTTTAGTTGCATCATTCTCTTCTTTATCTGTATTAACTTTATCAATTAATTTTTTCCATTTTGGATCAAAAGGATCAACAATTCCTATATTTCTTAGATTTCTTATTTGAGAATTATAATCTAAAACACCATCTCCTGGCGCAACATTTTGATTTATAATAGCACTCTTATTAGTAAGACTTTCTGACCCAAATTTTGGAATCAAAGCATTTTCAAAATCTGTAAAGAAAGTTGCTAACTCACCATTAGGACCAAAATCTGCACGATCAAAACTAATACCATTATTATGTATTGCATGATATTTAGTATGATCAATAGCCATTAAAACATGTTTAGGTATTCTTACCTTATTATGTCTTGTAGGGTGCGCTAAAAAGTCTTTTATATGTTGAAGACCATCTGGATCTACTTTCCATTCTTGTAACTCTTTTCTTTGATCTGAGTTTATGTTTGTAAGTTCCTCATAATAAGTATAATAAGGACTATCCATAAATGTATTAAGAGTTTGTATCTGTAAATTTTGAAGTCGTGCATTTGCTAAATCACCTTCAGTAACAGTTTGTAAAGTATAACTTTCACTTTGAGGATCCCATACATACATTTCTGTAGCATCTAATTCGTTATAACTAGTTAAATTACTAGGAGTAACTTGGAAAGCATTAGGAATATTAAATTTACTTTCTGTATTACCTGCTAAGAAGTTTATGTTATCAGAATTCATTAAAGCTCCTGTAGGACTTGTTATAATATTTCCAAGATGTTGATTATATAAAGATTCGGCATAATCCTCATTAGGAACATTATTTTTCTTCTTGTTATTCTTATTTTCCTCTACTATTTGTATATCATATATTTCTCTACCTGTATCAAATAGTATATCTTCTGCCATTTTATTAAGTCGACTAGTAGCATTTTGATCTCCCCCTTTAGCTTGCTGATATAAACTGTCTACTAATTTTTGTCCATAAATATCAACCAATGCATTATATCCTGGACCACTAGCTACAAATTGAGGAGCTCCTGCTCTAGCTTCAGCTCTTACACCTTGAGCATTTTGATATGCCTCATTCATATTATCAAAATATCTTTCAGCATCATCTCTCCAATTTGCTTGAGGAGTATGCATAAATGAACTTATATTACCTGGTATCTCAGAAGTAGGTGTATCCGAATATGGATGTTGAGAATCTGGATGCCATTGTTCATTAGCAATTAAATTCTGTTTAGCCTGCTCTTGAACTACCCAATTATCATAATTAGTAGCTATATCTTTAACTAACTGATTATTCATAAGCCCATTTATACCTTGAGTTATATAACCTTGAGCATTATGTAAAGGCATATTAGAAGCATTATTCATAAATTCTTCTGCCTGTCTCCTCAATTCCATAACTGCAGCTGCATCGGCTGGTCTATATTTTAAATCAAGAAATTCATCATACCCTGCTTGTAAACTTTCTAAAGCTTTATCATGACGATCTTGCTTATATTTCATCGCTTTGAATAGTTCATCAAAAGGATATACATAAGCGTAATCTACAGTAGGAGTTTTCGTTGTTTTATAAAATCTGGACATATTATTTATTTCTATTTTTTAACCATTCTTGAAGACCTTCTATTCTTTTATTACTTTCAGCTCTTCTAGAATTTATTATACTCTCACGTATAGCTCCTCCATTATATCTAGTATATCCCCCATGTTTTCCTTGAGGAGCTAAATTAATTGAAGTTGCATCTAATCCTGGTATTAAAGTTAATTCATTAGCATCTATTTCTTCATTAGCTTGCTCCTTTCTAAGATTGATAAAATCTTGCTCATTCTTAAGTTGAGTTGCTTCAAAACTATCTTGAAATTGTGGCATATAGTCAAACATATCTACTTGAGGATTTAAATTTGCCACATTAGCTCCAAAATTATATTTTCTTGGTTGTCTAATGTCTCCTCCATGTTTTATAATATGCATACCTTCTGTCATATCATTGATCTCAGGTCCTAATGGGCCTAAAAAGTATGAACCTATAGCATCTCTTATTCCTCTTCTAAAACTACCATCAGCATGTAAGAATCCTTTTTCTTCTTTATCCTCTTTACCTTCTTTATCGCCTTCCTTTTTCTTACCTCCTCCTAGACCACCTAAAAGAGAAGAGAGATCAAAACCTCCTCCACCTTCTCCTCCGCCTATACCACCTAAGATAGAAGAAAAATCAAAACCTCCGCCTCCGCTACCACTTCCCATGATTCCTTGTACCATACTTCCCCAATTATATTTTGGCACATTTCCTCCAAATCTTTGTGCAGGAATACTATCGTTTTCATTTATAATTACTTCCTCTACAGGAACTGTAGATGTATCATTTGGATTAACAATAGTATCATTTGAAAATTCTCCTGTAGGAGTAATACCCATTTCTGCATAAAAATCGTCTAATGTTTTTCCTTCATTTTCAGGAAGTTGTGACCACGAAACAAAATCTTGTTGAATTTTTTTATTAAATGTTTGCTCATTTCTAGTATTATCAAGTTGCATATAAACTTTATTACCACTTGCATCTATTCCTTCTAAATTACCATCCCAATTTTCGTCTATAAGACCTTCATTAAGCATCCAATTATAATACTCATTACCATGAGTATTCCCTAATCTTCTAGTATTTGTTTTATATAATCCAGATTCATATTTAGCCGTTCCTCCAGGATTATTATCAACACCTTTCCAATTTTCATCGGTTCCATAATATTCTCCTTCTCCTAATCCAGTTTGACTTAAAAGTCTTCCTGTAGGATCATTGAAAATGCTATTCCATTCTTGGAAGTGTCCTACAGTACCTGGCGCATACTTACCTGAAAATTCTCTTTGTCCCGTCTCATAGGTATGTGCATATACATTTTGTTGATTAGTTTGATCATTATTATTAACAGCATTTGGATCTGCAGCTACACATTCACATGTATTTTGGTCTAAGAATGGTAATGCTGGATCTTCACATATTTTACCCTCACAAGGAGCATTATTATTATTGTTATTATTGTTATTATTTACTGCGTTAGGATCTATACATTCACAATCTTGAGACTCAAGTCTTACCCATCCTTCTTGCTCACAAGGTCCTAAATCAGCACATTTATCTCCTCCTTTATTATTATTATTCTCATTATTATTATTATTATTTCCTTGAACACAGTTACAAGTAGAATCTAAAATCCATCCTTCTCCTTTAGCTTTACAAGCATCTATTTGTTCTTGAGTACAAGGATTTTGATTATTTTCATTCTTTTTGTGAATTTCATGAGTACATCCAGGTCCTGTACATCCTTCATGATTAAAATATATAATACCATCTGGACCAGGACTATACTGATTACCTTTCAATGAATTAGCTAATTGCCAATTTAAGAAAGATTGATTTCTATTTTTACCCATTTCTTGAAGATTCTTAGCAATATTTTGTTTATCTATACCTAGTTGAGTATAGTATCCTGCTAAATCTTCTTGATCGTCCTGACGAACATCGAAATCTGCACCTACAGTTAATTTATCAGTATCCCAATATTGATCAGCTAGTTTATCTTGCTCTCCCATCCTCATTAATCCGTACTTAATATCAGCATCTATTTTATTACCTGCATATGTATTATAAGCATTCTGGTCACGCGCAATTCTATTTCCAAATGAACTAGCAGAATCTCTATTAAGACTATATTGTCTGTTTAAATCTTCTCTTAAAGTACGTTCAGTATTTTTTCTAGCTGCTTCTATAAGATCTTCCTTATTCTCTAATATAGTTTCAGCTCTATCTCCTACTTCATGTTTACGATAAAAATTCTCATTAGGTAATTCTTGATATTTATCCCAGAATTCTTTTGTATTTGCAATACCTGCTGTAGAACCATATCCTAAACCTAAATCACCAAGCCAATCTCCAGGACCTCTTCCGTCCCAACTTTGTGTAGAAGAAGATTGATTTTGATTATTATTTTGGTTATTTTTATCATTAGGATCTACATCATTAGGATCTACATCAGACTCCTTTTCTTGATTATTAGTTTTCTGAGTTTCATTATAAGCCTCAAGAGCCTTTTGATATTCTTCCTGGCTTCTATAATGTTTTGGATTTGGTTTTTTACCTTTATCTACATTTTTCTGGGCTTTCTTATCTTGTTTTTTATTTTGATTAAATGTTTTCTTTTCGTTTTTCCAATTATCTAAATCATTATTAAAACTTTCTTTATCTACAATTTGTTTTCTATTAGTAAAACTTTCAGGTTGATTTGGATCAAAATCAGGATTATCAATCATATAGTCCTTTTTATTAGGACGTACTTTAGAAAAATTACCTTTTCTTTCATTTTCTGCAATATCATATTCCTCATTTATAGTTTCCCATTGTTTATCTAATTCAGATTTTTGATTTTGTAACTCTGCATTCTTTTCATCCCATACTTTTTTATCCTCATTATATTTAACCATTTCTTCTTCATACGTTGCTAAATCTGCATTATAAGCTTCTTGACCTCCAGATTTCCATCCTCCTGATCCGTCTGTTCCCCATTTATATTTAGTACTATTTTCGGTAGGTTTTTTAGGTTTTTTAGGTTTATTTTTTCTATGCTCCTTATTAGCTGTATTATAATCTTTATATAATTCTTTCTTATCAGATTTTTCAGGTTTATTTACCGTTCTATTCTTTTTAAAATCTCTAAAATCTTGTCTAGAAGCATCAGGATTATAATTTTTATAATCTTTATAATTAAGATCTCCATTTTCTATACCTGCTCTCATACTGGCATCTGTATGTTCAGTAACATATTTAAGAGCTTTAGGATGATCTTGAATAAGCATATTATTAAAAGCTTCTCTGTCAATACTCATACCAGCATCTAAATTTGCTTTAATATCATTAACAGCATCAAATTGCCCATTATCCCAAAGATGTTGTAATTCTGCTTCTATATCAAAAGGTGTTGATGTGTCATTTGGATCTGTTTGTGTTTCTGGAGAAACTGTACCATCAGTATTATCATCAGTATTATCATTACCCTCAGTATTAGATTCAGTAATTTTAAAATCTGGGTGGTCAGGATTAAAATCTGCACTCTCTCTCCAATTAGACATTGGTCCATTATCCATAGCAGCTATGTATTGCTCTTTTGTTATAGGTCGTCCTCCACATGTATATGTATATGAACCATCCGTAGCTCGCTCTATTTGTAAAGAAGCACACTTAAAGTTTTTTACATCATCTCCATTTTCATATTTAGGATAACCTCCCATAGCCATTTCAGGATATATAGATTCTTGATAAGCTGTAAGTTTTTTACGTTTACCTTTTTTTACATAACTACCATCTTTAGATATTTTATTACCAGAAAGTAAACCTTCTAATTCAATTCTTTCTTTAAGCTCATTCCTTTTCTTAATCTCATCCTGCTCAGATCTGTCTGCCCATTCTTCAGATTCAAGAGCCATTAATAAACGCATTAATGTATGTTTTCTATAAGGATCAATTAACTCTCCCTGTTCTTGTAGTTCATTTTGTATATTTAAAGCCTCTCTTTCTCTTTTATCTTTTCTTTCTTTAAAAGTAAATTTAGAACCTTTAGGTTTATTTTTTGAATAAATATATGAATCTCCATATTCATTGACTTCTATTCCCTCACCTTTTTCAGCTTCTATAATAGTATTACCTTGTCCTTCTGCAGGAACATTCATTAGCGTACCTCCTCTTTCATGGCTATTTCCAACTTCAATAGGCAAATAACCTTGATAATTTTGATCAAGTGTAAGCATATTACCATCCCAGCTTACTCCTTGTGTATTATTTCCTGATAATAAATTTGCTCCATAAGTTAAATTAGTTATATCATCACTTGTAAAAGACATAGGATTTTCATTGGAGGTTACCTCTCTATTATTATTAGATACTTGTGTACCCATATTATATCTTCTTGAGTTTCCAGCCACGCGATTACTTATTCTACCGCCATGTTTTACTACTGGTTGATTTGAATTTGCCATATTAAAATTTTTCATTAAGGTTTTGAAATCCATTCCTCCGCCTCCTTGACCCCCTGATAATGAGCCTAGCATAGAGCTGAAATCCATTCCACCTCCGCCTCCTCCAGTGATTCCACCTCCACCTCCTGCGCCTAAAAATGATCCTCCTTGAAACATTCCTGCTCCTGATCCTCCTGGTGCTCCACCACCTCCAACAAAATTAGAAGCAAGATTACCAATTTTAGCAATTGAAGTTCCTAATTTATTAGACCAATCATTTTTAACCCAGTCTTTTTGTGCATCTCTGAAATATGCGTTATTCATATAATTACTTGTTCCTGTTTGCCCAAATTGTTGAGCACCATCTTGACTATAATAATCAAGAGGTCTTGCAGCTATTTCTGTTTGTCGTTTTTGTTCGTTAAAAAGGTTTTCTTGAGCTTTAATCATTTGAGGAGTATCAGTTGTCCAAGTATTAATTAATCCCCCATCAAAACCTGTCCATTCTCTATTATTTCCTCTATCTAAACCAAATTGATCTCCTACAGTTGGAGTAGTCATTGCTGTACCTAGTGTATTAAGTCCACTAGACCAGGCTCCTGCATTTTCTCCCCCAATCATACTTCCAAAATTCCCTAGTATATTACCAAATCCTGTAGAATTAGTTGTACTTCCTGCCGTTGCACTAGGATTTGATATACCACTAAACATATTTGCAAACTGTCCTCCTCCATCTCCACCTGTATAATTTTTTAATAATCCTGTTAAACTATTAATATCTATATTACCTCCCGAAGCTTGTATTTGAGCTAATAAAGATTGAAGGTCAAAGCCTCCAGCAACAGGATAAGTTCCTCCTGATGTGGTAGTAGTAGTAGTAGTATTTACATTAGTTCCATCATTATATTTTTCTGTTTCTACATCTTCAGTTTTACCTCGATTAAGTATAGCTTCATTTAATTTTATAGATCTTTGTTTCTTATCTATATTTCCAAAATCATCTATATCACCTGAGAATACAGGAAATTCACCTTTTCCCGTTTGTTTGTTATACATTATAGAGTCTTTAAAGAATAATTCTTTAAGTTTTTCTAAATCTCCTGACGCTTCCATAACATCTTTACGTCTAGAGTTTTTCATAAACCAATACTTAAATGTAGGATCTGATACAGCGTCTTGTCCGTCTTTATCAGATTTTATACTTCCTCCATGCTCACTAACTTGTGCATTTGTATTATCTAATTTACCTTCAGGATCTAGTGTATTAACAGTTTGTTGAGTTGCTTTTTTACCCATAGTATAAAAAGGACCTCCAAAATAAGTACCTAATATATCAGTAGCAGCGGATCCAACACCAGACGATACATTATCCATTTTATCCCAACCTCCATAATTAAATTCAGGATCATAGAAATTTCTACCTGTAACAGTTTCAATAGGAGTTAATACTTGATTTAGCATAAACTTCCCTGCATCCATCATAAAAGTACCCAAGGTATGATTATCTTGCATTTCTACTTTTTGCTGATCAAATCTTCCTCTTACTCCTCTTCCTCCAGCACCAGTAGCAGCCCCTCCTTCTGCATATACAGGGTAACGCTTCTGAAAATTTCTATACATTATATCGTTCATTTCTTATCTATTATTTTGTTGAGCTGATCCATACATATAAGTTGTCACGAGCTTGTGGCTTCCTGCTCCTGTCTGACCTGCTAAATTACTAAAAAATAACCTAATACCCAAATATTTATCACGTAAAAATTGTCTTTCTAACCAACTTTTTCCAGTATTTACTGCTAAAGGATTAATTACCTTATCTAAATAAGGTTCTGATAATAAATTAGCCCAACTCGAAGTAAATAATGGTACACCTGTATCTCTACCTATTGCCATATCTCTAAAGTTATTAAAAGACCATGTTCGTTCTTTTCTATCTAATATACATGATGATGTAGTTTCCTGTACAGATACTTGCATCATATTGGCTATTCCTGTATCCTTTACATTAAACTGTAATTGTCCTGTTATTTGATAATCATTATACAAATATACTTTATCAAATGTTATATATCTATCATCTACATAGGTACCTGTTGCAAGATTATAATGTGATGCATCTGTAAGAAAGTGGAAAGTATCATATATATTAACATTTAAAGGACTATCATTACTTATAAAATCTATAATATGAGGATGTGTACATCCATAGTATGTTTGATAGTTAGTATGTGTATCATTTAATCCATGTCTATGTATATATTGTGCATCATTATTTAATCCAGAATAAAAATAATTTCTCATACCTAGATAATAATGTGGCATATAACTATGGAAAGAAATCCAATGATTCATACCTAAATGGAAACTTATTGTCCATCCTTCACATTTAAAAATATCATTTGGACCGTTAACTGTTACTACATTACCATCATTTAATGTAATACTAAGAGGAGAATTAAATGAATTCTCTCCACATGTTTTACAAATTGCATCATCATCATCAAATAATTGATCATACCCACAAGGTAATATTTCTGTAACATGTGCAGTAAAAGTAGTAGGTGTTACAGTAGTAACAGATTGTAAAAATAAAGATAAGTCATCTCCTAAATTTGTACCAAAATCTAATCTAGAACGTCTATCCCATCTACCTCCCCATCCTTTTTTAGTAAGATCCTGATCATTTCTATAAGGATTATTAGTTGTTAATGATTGGGATAAATCTACTGTATAAGTTCCTGATAATCCTGTTTGAAGCGAATTACCATCTACATTAGGCTGTCCTCCAGATACAGGAACATCTGCTATACCATCTCCATACATACCAGAGAATGCATGTAATACAAACATTTCTTTAACGCTATTCATTGAAGTACATACAGGATATAATAAGTTTTTACATGTACCTCCATTCCCTATATGAGTATCATATTTAGCTACATAAGTATCTCTATCTTCATTCCAAATAGTAGTTTTTTCTGATGATGAGTAATTACCATTATTAAAATTACCGTGGTATTTATCCTCTGTTTCATCATGAATAACAACACATATAGCATCAGTTGATACTGTACCTACTGGAGGTTTAACATCTGAAAATCCTCCCGAATAACTTGCATAAGCATTTACATTTCTATGACCTTCTAAGTCATCTCCCATAGCCATTCTAGGCCATGCTACCCACTGCTCAGATCTCATTGCAACATGATAAACACTTCCTCCCCAATTAGCTAATATTCCTCCAGGGACATTATTAGCCTGTACCCAATTTTCTATAGCATCATGAGCCGCTATAGCTGAATTAGGATCTGTAGAAGTTCTATCATAAAATACCCAAATATCTGCTTGAGGAGATACTGTAGTTATTACATCTCGTACAAAACTACCGTCCCAAGTATGTACACATTCTTCTATACCTGTTATAGAGTTGATTGTATTAGTAACTAAATAATTAGTATTAGAAGACCATAAAGGATTAGGCGCACAGTTACAATTAGCATTATTACCACCACTTACAACCCATGTACCTGAATAAGGATCTGCACTAATTACTTGATAATAAGGACTATTAGGATCCGCAGTATCCCAAGGAGATATTAATTTATAATCCCTTTTAGTCATTATATATCTATTATACCTTGCATCATATACTGACACATACCCTGCTCCTGCAGGATTAGCAGGATTATCAAAGAATGGAAATTTAGTATCATATATCATCTCATATTGATCATATATTTCTATATTCATATGATTTTCCATCCAATTTTTCATTCCCACATTAGTTAAATCTTTAGGTGATTCTTGCATTAAGAATACATGACCCTGTCTTTCATCAGGCCATATAACACCTGATTCAGTTTCTAATGTAGCCCATTGAGACTGACATCCTAAATATCCAGTTTTAGATTGAAGTATTTCTTGAGGATCATTACTAAAGAAAGCTCCTGTACCAATATAGACACTTCTTTCTCCTTCAGCTGGATTTACAATTTGTCTAGAAGGATCTATTCTCCATAAAGACTCCGCTGTGTGTACGAATGCTGCATTATTTAATACAAACATATTCCATACTTCTCCTCTATGGGCAGGGAAATCTCTATAGTTATTAGTTAAGAAAGATTTAAATAAATCTTTAGATTCTTCTTGGAATGATTTTTCAGACCATGCTAATCTATAAGGATGTCTTTCTTGGCACTCTGCACAAAAATCAAATTGTAAAGGAAGAGGTTTATATATATTTTCATTATTTATTTTATGATAATCTTCGTTTAAAGCATAATAATTTGGAGAAGGATTACCTGTATCACTCTCATGATGTGTTGTACCCATATCATGAATACCATGTTCATCTACAAAGCTGAAAGGACCAAATCCTGCTCCTGCAGATTCGTAATGATAAGGATATATTCTTTGGCCATCAGCATCTTGCCCTAATCTTAACTCACAATTTATTTCTGACTCTGTCCAATACCATGATATATTATTAAATAAGGCATATCGATAGGCAACTCCACCTCCACCTGCTGGATCTATTTTTTCAGCATTACCTAAAGCACTAGGCCACCATTTATTATCATAACCAAAGACACCCCATAAAGCACTACTTCCTCCTTCAGCACACTTATCATTATTAGACTTATCTACTTCCATTCCACATCTTCCTCCTTCTTGAGTTTGTTTAAAAGCTAATCTAGATATAAAAATATTACCTCCATATACCTCACCACTATTTACAACAAGTAAAGGTAAGTCTTGATTTATAGGTATAACACAATTATGTGTTGGATTATAAGTTATATTACCTATAGCTCCATAAGAGTTATATGAGTTCTTTTTTAAAGATACATAATAAGCTGTACCTATACCATCAAGGTCTCCCTCATGATTATTAGTATATGCAGAATCAAGCGGGCATGCTGTTGCTTCAGTATTATTACCAGGCCACGGCCATGCAAAAGGTTTCTTTATAGTTACTCCTCCAGGTTTAGTTTTACAAACTAATGGCATAAATTCTTGTTGAGTATAGTTTCTAAAAGGAACGTCTCCCATTGTTGGAATAAATGCATCACCTTGAAAAGCAGGTAATTGTATATAATCATCTAATCTTATATTAGTTAAATCAAAATTAAACATAGCATCTCGTGCCCATATCTGAGAGTTTTGATCTCCCCATCCAAAAATATCCGCAGTTAAAGGATCAGAACAATGTTCCCAATGACTAGCATCTCCTCTATCATACATATCTTGTATACCTGTATCTATTCTAGAATAAGGTACTACAGATTGTTGATAAGACATTCGTTGATATATATAAGTAGTTCCTGCATCTTCTGTATTAGTTAAATAACCGTCATTTCTATTTCCATCTATTCCTCCAAATCCAAAACCTACAATACCATAAGAAGATGAAGTAGGAGTATTAAAAGGAGTAGTTTGCCCTGAATCATTAACACAACACGCATTATTAGTCCAGATCATATAATTATAACCTAATAAAATTCTTTCTACTTTAACATATTGAGCATTAGGAATACTTTTAAATTTAGCCATAGGACCATGATAAGACTGTACAGCATTTGGATATACAATAGCAGATGTAAAGTAACCTACATTAACACCTGCTGAAACACTTGAATCAGATCCTAATAAATCTTGAACTCCTCCGTTTCTTCCCCATCCCCACCAAGGTATAGGATACCCCATACCTCTTCTACTTCTAAAACATTTGCCCCTATCATATTGATCATCGTCTACTGCAGCTTCCCAATAAAATCCATGAGATACTATTGCAGGAGCCATAATATTTAAATCATCTTCACTACTATTACAGTTAATACAATCCAGACCTCTCTTATGCGGTCCGCCTCCATCAGTATTTAACCCGTCTTCATTTAATACCCATCCATTATGAATATAATCTGTCTCATCAAATCCATGACAATACCAATCATCACATAGAATTGTAACAGACCCATCGTCTCCCATATCAAGAAAACTAGCAGGATCTGTAGCAAATTCAGTACTATTTACTTTAGCATTTTTATTTGTCATATGGACACAAGCTGAAGCATACATATGTTTATTAAAACAATTTGCTTGAAACTGATAAGCACATTGAGCTGGATATACCCTAGGAGCTTTTCTGCCTATCCACATATTAGCAGCTATAATAGTATTATAAACTATACCTTTATCAAGTACTGTTTTATCTGTTATATTTTGAACAGCTTTTACAATTTTATAACCTTGTATTCTATCAGCTAAATCTGCAGGAGGCTGTATATTAGAAACTTCAATTCCTATTGTAGATATTCTAGCTTCTTGATTTGCTACAAAAGGATTATCTCCATGAGTATTTCCTGTCCATGCTCTTCCGTCAGAAGGCCTACACCCTGTAGAAGTTCTCATTCTTCCTATTTGAGGGTTACCATAAAAATGAGGCTCTAATGTAGTGTCAGGCATTCTATGATGTCTAACCTGTGCCATTACATAAGGATCTGCCTCAGTACCTGTTCCTGTATGTGGATATATAGGAACTCCTTGACAATCTTTAGTATCAGGATATTTATAATCTCTACATTCATAATATCCCATTTCTCCTTTTGTTATATATTCTCCAGATATAAGAGCAGCACTTGTTCTAATAGCTGTATTATATACTTCCCATCTTAATATGTCTCCATTTCTATATATATTATCATTTTCATAATGATGAGTATTCATATTATCTGTACTATCTGTCTGAGCATTAGCTACAATTACACTGGTATCCCAACCTGAAGTTGCAGCAGGCCTATTGTGTTGTCCCATTGTATACCCCGCTTGTCCAGGTCTATTATAATCTCCCGAAGAAATTAATGCTGCTCCTGCAGAATCTGTATTTTGAGCTCTTCCTGGTATATGATATACAGGTGTATGAGTACCGTCTTTAAAATACCATACGATACCAAAAGCATATATTTCGTCTCTCATATAAGATCTATAATCAAAATAGTATTTACCAGACTGTACACTTTCTCCTTGAGCATCGTCTGCATCTAAAGTACGAGTAGTATATGTAATTCGCATATCATTTGCTCTTCTTTGAAAGGCTGCATGATCTACTTCAATTTCTTCTAGATTTGCTAATAATAATCTACCATCAATTTGCTCTATAGTTTTAGCTTTATTAAATACTTTTCTATCTATTGTAATTTCATCTCTACTTAAAAATTCTGTTACTTCTGGATTATACTCTCCAAATGTGAAAAATTCTTCAGTAGCTGTAATAGGTATTTCAGCTACCATTCTACCTCCTTCAATATTATCTCCTAGTCCTCCTGTAGAGGGCCATACTGCTACTCTTAAAAAAGAGAAAGAAACATCTAAATTAGAAAACTTAAGAGTAATGGATTTATTAGTTTGATTACCTGCTACTGAAAATCCTGTAGCACTACTTCCATCTTGATTTACAGAACCTGGGCTAGCCCCTTTAATTCCCATTGCTGTTGCATTAATAGGAGATTCATATACAGGAATAGGTTGTGTAAGATCTGTCCAGTTTGTAGGATTAAAATCTTGATCTAAATACTGTACTGCAAATTGATAAGTACCTGCAGCTAGTCCTCCTCCATCATTAAGTTCTACAAATTCAATACAAGCGTAATCAAAATCAGGCCAAAGCTTCATTCTTTCACAATCCCATATAGATACGTTATCTGCAGGATCTACAACTATATCCATATAGTTAGTTGGATTCTGAGCTATAAACCTTTCTTTACCTTCAGTTAAGTAATCAGTTAAAGAGTCAAGATTAATATGACGTATATCATTAAGATTATCTGTCCAATATATATTACGTTCACATCCGTTTCTTACTCTATATATAGCTTGGATTTGATGTGTGATTTTGAAGTTAAGACAATTAGCCGTAATAAGATTTTTTATTGTACAATCTTTTTTAACATATGCTAATCTACCCCATCCATAAATAGAAGAAGAGGTTGTTCCTTCTACGGGCGCTAAAAAGATAACAGCTTCATCATCAGATATATATACATGTCCTATAACCGCCCAATCTTTACCAACCTCACCGCATTCATAATTACCTTCTTCATTTACAAGAAAACCTAAATCTCCTGTAGCACTGGCGTTTATAGCATTAAGAGCCCATCTATAACTATCATCTGGTTGAGCTGCAGCACTAGTATCTGTGTGCATCCCTTTACCAGGACTATTTATAAATTTAGAAGCTCCTCCTTGATTTTTTCCCTGTTCAGCCATGTTTTAGTTCTTTAAATCTAGTTTCTCAGGACTCTGTAAATGCCCAAAGAATTTATCATATCTATGAGGTTTAGGTAAGAGTCTAATATGTTGTTTACGTATACCTTCTAACTCATCTATAGTTTTAGGCATGTTAGCTTTATTTCTTGCTTGCTGGCAATACCAATGCCAATCATCTTCTAATTTCATATATAGTTGAGCAGGAAGATGTCCTTGTAAAAATTCAGAATATTTTACTTTATATGTTATATATCTTTTAATGGCTTCTATATAAGATACTTCATCAGGTATCATAGGGTATCCGCGGTCATCTAATGCCGTGGAAACATATGCAATACAGATATTACCCTTTTTAAAAGAAGTTCTAATATATGGCCAATCTAAAGCATATTCTTGTTGACATGTTGGAGAAATGTCTGTACAATTTGAGCAATGATTAGTATAAGGAGTAGTGAATGGCCCAGATGCTTTAGGAAGAGGTCTATAATTATCATAATAATAAGCAGTCGCTCTAAATGTATTTGGTTTATAATATTGTAAGAATAATTCAGCATTTTGTATTAATTGAGCAGATGTAGCACATACACTTGCACAACTAGAGCAATCAGGATCAGTACAAGGATCATCACAGGTAATACAGTTATCTGCTGTAGTTAAAAGAGCAGTTGTAGTATTAGCTCCTTCAGTATACTTATACGCCATCATTACTATTTGTTTCATACCAGAAGGTACCAACGTTCTATAATCATCGACTTCGAGATGTGCTACTTTCTCTATAAGCTGTGTGTAAGCTCCTATAAACTCTAGGGCTTCACCTGCCCATTCTATCATGTCTGTTTCATTAAGCTCTACAACAGGCTTTAAATCTCTATAAAGTCCAGATATAACTCTTTCTATACTTGTTAATTGTACTTGACTCATAATTTCTATTCAAAAAATTCTACACTATTACTTTTTAAAAGACTTGCTAACGTTCGTTTATTCTCTCTTGTAGGAGAGAATGAATAAGCTGATTTATTTGTAAATATAGCTTTCTTCTTATGCCAGAACCATTTAAAGTAATATCCATCTGTATGAAAATTTAAATGGAATACTTTAATATTATGTTCTTTTGTAGATTTCCAATCTACACGTCTCTTATTACTATTTGTAATCTTTTTAATTCTAACTATTCCTAAACCTGCAGGAAGTTTAAATTCAAAAGAATTCTCGATAATAGCTTTAGATACCATTTTATTAAACCTAATACATATATCTCTGTATATAGATTTATCTATACTAGACATAAGTTTTTCATTTTTAAATTCTTTTTCAAAATCTACATATGCATCTACTAAAGTCTTATTTCTTTTCTTTTTTCTACTCATTATCCTTGTGGTGTTTGTGCAGGCCTAGGCGCGGGAGGTGCTCCTCCTGAATCTTCAGCTGCATTATTAAAGTTGTCTTTTGGTACTGCTTTAAATGTTCCTACAAGCTCTTGTACAGCTCCTTGTACAACAGCATCTAATAAATGTCCATCTACTGGAAATTCTTCATCATGAGGATAAATACACCCTGTTAAACACGCGTTTACATATAAAGGCTCTAAAGGATCTTCAAATACTCCGCTTATGGAAATGTATTTTAGAAGAGAGTTGGTAGTAATGAATAAATAACCGTCCTTTATAAAGTAATCTGGTTCTCCAGAAGTGTATTTGTCCCCTGATTTATACTTCTTCTTTACCCAATCAGTTTTGGAATATATGACGCTTCCGTCCTGGTTAGAGACTGCCTCTAGCTCAGCTCCAACAACAGATTGTACAGGTTTAGGTACTTTTTTCTTAGAACGTAACATTTTACACCCTGGGGCAGGGGCACATGGACACTCGTTAGGAAGTGCCTCCTGGAGTTCTAAGCAAGCAATTGTTTGTACAATCCAATCTGAAACTTGTCGTTTCTTGTCTATTTCTCTTTTTATAAGTAGTGCTCTAGATGCACATATTTTTTCATAAATAAGTCTATCAGATAATCTTATGTCATCTGATGCAGTTCCTTTACCATATAAGGCTCTTACTCTTGATATTATATCGTTAATTGTCATTATTCAAATATTTCGTCTAAAGTTGGTATTATATTATGATATATTCCATAATTTGTCCAAGCACTAGTACTATTTACTAATTCAGTTATTGCTGCATTTCCTTGCCAAGTAGCTACTTCACTTCCTTCTTTAAATTGCCATTGACTAGGAGCAAACTGTTGACTACAACAGTTACTTTCTCTAATAAACATTATATCTTTATTAGCACCACTTCTATCTTGATCATGGAAGTATTCCATAATACTATCTTTTTTCTTTCTAACTATTACATAATTTAGAGGAAGTATATATAAGAACATACACTCTCTTTCTTCATCATCTATATAAGTGTCTGACCATTTATTCATCATAGATCCTACTGCAGAAATATCTCTTTGGTCGGTAATTTGTAAAGTAACTGAATCATTAGTTCTAGCACTTATTCTAATATTATGTGCTGCTATAGTTTCTTTAACGACCCAATGCCCCTGAGAATCTGTATGTTCCCATGCGTGATTTACATCATCCCATCTAGGAACTCTTAAAGCAAGTTGAGCTTTATGTGATGTAGTAGTACTAGTAAAAGCTCCTGTTTTTGTTATTACTACTTGTAATCCTGTATTCTTTATATCACCATTTGGATTAGTGACTTTTATAGGAGTCACTACAGCAGTGCCAGTTAAACCATTAGCAGCATTATATTTAACAGGTTCTAAATAAACAATATCACCTTTTACAGAAGATTGCACTGGATTAAAACTACGTCTTCTTCCTGGTTGTCCTGGACCACTTCCATCTTCATTCAATGGTTTATTAGGACCTATTGGACCTATTGGACCTGGATTTCTATCGTCTTTTTCCTGATTCTCTAGTCTTTCATCTAGTTTTTTACGCTTCTCTTGCTCCTGTTTGTACTTATTGTACTTATCTGCATAATATGAATTATCTTCAGTTGTCATTATTCATTATCTTCTATATCAGGTTCATGTTCTGTAGTAAAACTTTTTAATACAAATTCTTTTACAGCTTCAGACTGTACTTCTGGATCAATAGCAGCTTCTTCTTTAGCTTCTTTTAATCCTAGTTTAGTAGTTCCTTTTCCTCTGTAAGAAAGTCCTACATCTCCAGAGTATATTCCTCCAAATTGCATATCATGTCTTTCTTTAAAGCAGTAAGGACATTGATCAGAGGGTTCGAATTCATGTATACATTTAGCCATTGTTTAATTCATTTATGTTAATTTGAAAATGACCTTTATAGCCATTCTCTTTACTATATACATAAGCTTGTGCAGCTCTTGTATTTCCTACATATCCTTTTTCATGGTGCCAAGCATCGGTTCCTGATAAGGAAGGTAATATTCTTACTACAGTTCCAAACCTCTCGTCAATGTCAACCCAATTCATAGACTTCGATTTATGTAAATGGCCTATATGCCACTCAGTATGTTTCGCTTTAGCCCATAATTCAGGTCTTTCAGACGCCATAATTAATGGTAGATCAGCTTGTTTCTCTGCAGATCCATGTGTAAGTCCTAATAAATTTACCCCGTAAGTTATATACTTTCTAGGTGAAGGACTATTATCTACATTCACTTCTTCACAATTATGATACCATGCATATATAACATCTCCTATATAAAACATTCGTTCATAATCATGATTTCCAGGTACGACAATAACATCTACAGGCGCTACTTGTCTTAACCTATCAATTGCTTCTACAAGCATTTCTCTACATAATGTAAAAGAACGTTGCCATCTTACATCGTCATGTTGAGGAGTACCTTTTGTAGTTGACATATTTAATCCATCTGAATTTAATAAATCATTCCCAATTGGAAAGATTATTTTTTCAATATTAAAACTACTTGAATATTCAAGTAATCTATCAACTGCTTCAGCAAAAATTGATCTAGCTATATTTACATCATAACTATGACCAACCTCTTTGCCCCAACCTAATTTACCTAAATGTAAATCAGGTAAATTAACTTCATAAGCGACTTTTGTTTTGTTAGAAGATTTAGGGTATTTGACGGCTTTGTATTTAGGAGCATGCTGTTTAGCTGCTTCTATAAACTCTTCACGTACTGTATCTCTAGCTTCTTTACTTTGATCAAATTGTGCTCTTACAGCATATTTAGTATCTCCGTTAAAGTCTTGCCAGGTAGATGCCCTAAAACTTTTAACATCCCAGAAATCTAAGTTAACACCAACAGTATCAACTAAGTCTTCTAGACTGGTAATTTCCGAACTAGTGTAGTCAATAAACTTTTTACCGTTCTCATTAACTACTTTAGGTAAGTTACTACCAGATTTTGGGTCTCTAGAAACTTTTAAAGATCTCCAGATTCCTCTAACTCTTTCTCCTGAAATAACTCCATGTTTATCAGTTATTCCAAATTCTTGTGCTAATTGACTATAGCTTTTATCTCTTCCATTCAAAAGAAGATATTCCTTAAGGTTTTTAATTTTTTGTTTCATAATTTAATTTGGTTATTTATTCGATAACCGCAAAAATATTAAAAACTTTTAAAATATCCTAATCAAGAGTGTTTAATTCATCAGCACGTTTTTCAGATGGCCATCCACAATTAGGCCCTACACTGATCTTACCATTACTCGCCATATGGTCCATAAATGCGTAAGTTCTGTGGTTAACTCCTGAACAACATCCTGTATTTTTCAAACATCTTCTTGCATGTAATCTTGCTATTAAATGCCCATTCGCAGAAACCCTTTTTGAAGGATAATGAGATGGGTTACAAGCACACATATCTAATTTTGCTAAACTCATTTCTTTTTGGTTTTTTCAAGCGATCTTCCTCCAAAATAGGCTCCAATCACTGTTATTAATACTAATTGTAAAAGATCTGTCCATTTTTCTTCTACTTCAAATGCAATAGTACCAGCATCAATAAAAATTAATAACATAGTACATACTATTAAAAATATAAGAACTAAAGGTCTTACATTTTTAGAAAGCCAGGAATCAGAGTTCATATCAGCTGTCCATCTATCTGTTATATTTTTTTCCATAGCAGCTTCATGGCTTGCAATAAGTTCCTGCATTTTTTGTTTAGCTTCTAGCTTTTCAGCTTTAGATGTATGTAAGTTATCTATAACTCCTCCTACACCCTCAACTAATTGAGCAGCTCCTCCACTAAATATTTTACTTAATATATTCATATTTTTTTATTTACAACATTTTGATTTACACCATTTAAGGCAGACTTTACCAAATGTTATTGTACAAACTGCTTTACAAATAAATTTTTTCATATTTTTATTTTTTGTTTGCGAATTTTTCAACTCCAGCTATACCGAAGCATCCTAATACAACCCATACAAATGAGTTATATACAAATTCATTTATTACTAAATCTTTGCCTACATAACCTGTAAGAAGATCTGCGAGCATTATTAAACACATAATTACAAATGCTACAAAGCCTATTATAGACTTTTCATTCCAATCGTTACTGTCTTTAAATATATTCATCATTCTAAAATTATTTTATCAATTTTTATTATTTTATCTCTTACTTTTATTACAGCTGTATATAACCCTTTACTAAAAGGCGTTATATCAATTCTATTCACATTTTCTTTGGAGAGTATTCTCTCTCCTAGTATAGTGTATAGCTCTACGTCTACAAATATACTAAAATTCAAGGTACTTTTTGCTGGATTTGGCCATATAGTTAAATAATTATTAGCTTCTGTTATCGCGGTAGGCCATCCTTGCTGACAATAGTTATATAAAATTTGACAACTATTATCCCACGCAGTGTTACAACAATAATTATCTACATCAATTACCCATGCATAACATCCATCATTTAACCAATATGGATTACCTGGACCAGTTATACAACCTGCGTCATATAAACAAGAAGTAGAATCATCTACATTAGCTAATGGATCGTAGTTCCACGCATCTTGGTCCATACAGCCTTCGACCACATCAATACACGAACCATTGTCAGTATTAGCCAACGAATCATAATTAAGAGCAGTACTATCGGTACAACCATAAATGTAAGGTATACAGCTAAAATCTTCGGTATTAGCGGATGGGTTGTAATTGAGCATAGAAGGATCAGTACAACCATAGATATAAGGAATACAAGTGTTATTGTCAGCATTGGCTAAAGGATTAAAGTTAAACATAGTAGAGTCCATACAGCCATATACAAAAGGCTCACAACTCCCATCATCTGTGTTACATGTATCACAATAATTATACATAGTTGCATCTATACATCCATATATGAGTGGGATACATGTTGAATCGTCTACATTAGCATTTGGATTGTAATTAAAAGCTAATGGATTCATACACCCATATATAATTGATATACATGATCCTGTAAGCTGAACATTCGCATTAGGATCATAATTTAAGGCTGTACTATCCATACAACCTACTACTATTAAAGTAGAACAAGAACCATCATCAAAATCAGCAGTAGAATCATATTCTAGATATAAAGGATTCATACATCCTGCTACATAATAACAAGATCCATCATCTGTATTTGCAGAATCAATATAGTTTAAAGCAGTTGAATCTATACATCCAAATACTTTTTCTATACAAGTATTACCACAATTAGTTATTGCTGTATATGGAAATAAAGGCTGTATAAAAGGAGGCTGAACGCTTATAAGAACATCACCTTCTGGATTCATTAATGTAAATCCACATTCTATAGTTGTTAAAGATGCTTGAGCAGTAATTAAAAACCTTGCTACTATAAGTTCTGGAGCTGTTAAATCTAAATAATAAACATCATCAAATCCTCCTGTATGAGTAAATTGATATATCGAATCTTGAAATGTTATCTCTAAAGTAGATCCTACCCATCCATTACCCATTAAGTCATGAAGTATAAGAGTATATTGACAACTATCTATAAGATCCATTGAGTTAGCATTTGGATCATAATTATACATAGTAGAGTCGGTACATCCAAATATTTTTAATACTTGGCAGCTACTATCATCTACAGTTGCAAATGGGTTAAATTCTAAATATGCAGGATCCATACATCCGTATATAGGAAGGCAAGTATCAGATACAAATATATGAGTTGAATCACTTCCAAATGCTGGATCTATACCGTATACTAAAGTATCATTACATTGTGTTATATAATAAGAACCGTCTTGTCCTTGCCATAATGATCCATTTAATCCATCTCCATATGAATCAAAAATGGTAAAGTTTAAAGGTCCTACAGGAATACATACAGGGACAATAACAGTTCCATAGTCTGGTTGAGCTCCATAATTACCTCCAGAAGCTACTACAATGCCTAATGTATCTGTAATTTCCCAAGATGTTTCTGATTGATATTGATCTAAATTTATAATAACTGTAGCAGGAACACAAGGTCCAGGAGGAGGATTAGGCATACATTGAGGTACTGTTCTAGTTGAATATAAACCAGTTGTAAAACTAACAGTTGGATAATTTATAATAGTATCCTCACAAACTGCTACATAATAACTACCATCCATTCCATCACCATATGTATCTCTCATTAAGAAAACAATAGTAGATGTACTATCAGGTATATAACATGTATCTGAATATGTTGTATTTGGAGCTGTATAATGCCCCGCAGATACTTCAGCTATAGTATCTCCATAAAGAGAATCCTGCATTAGTATCCAATAAGTCTCTGAAGGATATGAATCAGTTGTTAAACTAACAACAGTTTGTTTTTGTCCAAAAGCAAACTGTATTGATAACAACATAAATATAAAAATTGCTAATATTGTATATAATATATTCTTCATTTATTTTTTCTTTTTACCTCCCCAGTATTCGACAGCAAATCCTTCTTTAACTAGAGTTTCATTAATATTCATATCGTCTATATGAAGCGTGCCTAAAACTCGCCCATATTTTCCAACTTCTTTACTTTTTAATATAAATTCTCCTCCTTCTAAAAGTTCTTCTAATCTTGCTTTAGAAGCTAATCCTCTAGCTTTTTCTTCAAGATCTCTAGTTCTAGATTCTGGAGTATCTATTCCTGCAAGTCTTATTCTTTTAGATATAGTTATATCAAAGCCCAAATCTATATGGGCATCTACGGTATCTCCGTCAATTATTCTATCTAATTTTGCACTATAAGTATACATTATTAAAAATCACTCATTAATAACTCGTCAATAGTACCTTGTACTTCTTTTCTAGTAGCTTTCATGCTAAAAGATATATCTGCTTGAAATCTCTTTACTTCTTCTCCATCTTTAAATATAATAATAGTAGGTACTACAACTATTTCATATTTTTTTTGAATTTTTGGATCAGCTGCTATATCTATATATTTTATTTTATCTACATCTGTTAATTCTTTTAACCATGTAACTTTATTTGCATCATTCCATTCTGCATTATATTGAGCTACAATTACTTGTGCTGAAGCCATAGAAGAGCTAAATAATAAAAATAATATTATCAGATACCCTGCAAGTATTTTCCAAACTGGATCTTTCATAATTTTATACGAAAGTCCCGTATTCTACCATAGTATCAGCTGCTGATGCCCACACTGTTATATCTACTGCCGCTTTCCAAGGAAAAAATGCCCATTCACCTGCACCTATTACTAAATCTACTTGAGCTACTGTAGCTGTAAATTTAACATTTAGTGTATTACTTGCGTGTTTATTCCTTATATATACTTTAGTACCTTCAGCATGATCCGCTTGTCCTAATAATAGTACTGCTGCACCATCTGTAGTAGCATCCACTTCTTTTAATAGTATTCCTCCCTGTGTTACAGTCAAATCTTTTACTGTAGAACTTGCTAAGTTTGCAGTTGTTAGATCTGAAGAAGAAAGGGTTACTGTTGTTTTTAAAGTTCCCATTTTTTATATTTTTTTAATCGTTAATAATTTATGCTCCAAATATTCCATACTCAATAATAGAGCCTTGAGTTGTTGCATATGCATTTATATCATCTCCTGCTGCTGACCATGGAAACCATGCCCACTCGCCTGGAGCTAATACCATATTATCTGCACCTCCTATTTCTAAATACACATTGTCTGTAGTTCCAGATTGACAGTTTTTTACATATACATAAGCACTTCCTGCATAATGAGTTTCTTCTGCAAGTTCTTCTTGTGAGCCTGTAGCAGTTCCCCAAAGTTTTCTACGATGGAGTCCTCCAGTAACTATAGATGTCAAAGTATTAAGAACAGTCACATCTAATGAATCTGTAGTCAGATCTGTAGATGTTAGTTTTAATGTTGATTTTACTGTTGCCATTTTTATTTATTTTTAAAAGTTAATAATTATTTTAATTCGTCTATTTTGTCTTCAATACGTCTTAAGTCTTCTTTGATTTCTTTAACATCATCTTCCGTATTTTCGATAGATTGACGTATATTAACATCTTTCATGTTAAATTCCATCCTAGTTACATCTGGTGCTGGAAGTTCTTTAGCGTCTTGTATATCAGATTGTAACATGAAATACATACTTATAAGAGTTGCCATTCCTATACCTATACCTATTAAAGTTTTTATGCTTAATTTAAAGCTAGTATCTTCGTTTAATTCTTTTGCCATTTTAATCCCAAAATATTAAAGTTCCTATAATTCCTAATATCGCTACCCATACAGACCATAATGTCTTTTGAGTACTCTTTCTAAAAGAAGTGTTTTTATTCACTCTCGCTATTGTACCATCATCAGGATCTAGAAGTCTTTTTTTAATAAATCTTACATCTTCTTTTAAATCCTGTATATCCTCATGTATCTGTTGGTTAGTTATTTTCATAATATTATATAATTTATTCCAAATTTAAAATCATACCATTTTCTATTCCAGTATTTATTATATTTTCCTTCTATAAATGTTCCTAAACTTTTATTTATTTTCCATCCATATATTAAACCTCCTGAATAATCAGTCCATTGTCCGTCATTAAACTTATGATATGAATATTCATTTCCATCATCATAATGACGAGGTAATACATTTGCCCAACTATGAAACCAAAAGTTTTTAGTATAATGATAAAAATCAAATCCTATTACTAAAGAATGATTCCACTGTGGAGGTAAAGCATTTCTTTTCTTTTCTACATAATCTGATAATACTGTAGGTATTATTACTTCTTCCCATATAGTAGTATTTGTAGCAACTATATTACCATTAGGATCTTTATATTCACTATTAAATACATCAATTTCATATCCTTCTTCTATTGCTAAATTGGTATAATGTATATCTCCTGTAGATAATACCCATTCTGCTAAAGGATCATATCCATAAGGTTCAGCAATACGTTGTACAGATCCTATATTAAAAGAAAGTTTTTTTCCTAATTTTTGTCTATATCTTTGTGAAGACTCAAAATATTCTATATCTGCAAATCCATCTTGTAAATATTCAGTTTTTACAATCCAACGATTAGCTACATATCTTAAAAAATGATGTTGATCTACATAATTTATTCCTTGTTGTCTTTTATAATCAGCTTCAAATAAGAATTCTAATCCTGATACTTTTCCTAAAGTAGCTGCATCTGAAAAAGATGTTTCAGTTCCATCATAAAATGTATTAGCTCTATTTTCATATCCAAAACGAGCTATTTTACGTATTCCTACTGTAATAGAATAATCAAAAGGAGTTTCAATAGTTGAAGTTTCTAATCCATTTGTAACAGAAAATACATCTACATCTGAAATAGAATTTCCTCCATTTACAGCTCCATAAAAAGTAGAAAATTTAAAATATTTTTTAAATTTATTTTTTTTCGGAGCATCTTGTCCTATAGCAGCAAAACTACCTAATAAAAATAATATGAATAATAATTTTTTCATTTAACAACCTTCACTTAATTCTTCCTCTATACGTTCTATTAATTCACAGCTATATGGACAGGCATCATGAGGAAATGCATATACCATATTTGTTGAAGCTGGAGGTCCATAATTTTCAGCAGTTTGATTCTGAGCTCTTAATAACCAAAAAGCTTTTGAAAATAAATGTATTTTTTTCTCAGCTACAGGTTCACAAAGATGCATAACTGCTGCATAATCAAACCATCTTTTTAATAAATTTGAATTCCATTTATCACAAGCAAAAATTTGACCTAAATCTTCGGAACAATTACAACAATCTGGGGATATATTAGCACTCATAATTAACAGGTTTCATCACATTCAGCTGAGGCTGCACAAGCAGAACACAACTTTTGTAGGTTAGCAATCGCTTTATCTATCCAAGGTTCTAAGCCACAGTCTATACCTGTAACTTTTAAAACTCTGTATAGTGTATAACATTTTTCATAAGCATCATAAGGAGCTGTACATTTAGGACAGCACTCAATAGCTAATGTATATCTTTCAAATGCATCTAATAATTTTGCATAAGAATCACATAGAATTAAGAAACATAATTCTACAGTTTCTCCTCCAACTAAATATAATACAATTTTATATCTACCATCAGGTATTTCAGTATTTGGTTGAAAGAAAGAACTATTTTTTAAAGTTGTATCTAAAGTGATACTTCCAGTTAATGGTCCTGGATTATCAGGGTCATAAATTATATCATTTGTAACTCCTGTAGTTTCATTTGTAATAGTTCCATAACTTGTTTCTCCTGAATCACAATCTCCAACAATTTGTATATCTTCTCCTACAGATATAATTATCTCAGGATTTCCTCCACATCCACAAGTAATTTGAGTAGTAATTATACAATCAGAATATGTATCCATATCCTCTCTAAATAATGTAACAATATATTCAGAACATTCTCCTACTGTTTCTATAGTTACATTTGAAGAAGGATCTAAAAGTTGATGTATTCCTGGAGAAACTGTAACTGCTGTTTGAGTATATGTATCTGCAGGTATAACAGCACCTGTAACTGCATCTTTAATTATAACAGTTAAACAATCTGTACCATTACATGATGCTCCTCCCGATAATAAAGAATTTAAAGTGTTACCAAATTGACCTCCTGTAAATACTCCTGCAATACTATTAGTACCTGGGAGTCCTACAGTAGGATCCATACTCCATCCATATTGATCTAATCCATCAAATCCTTGAACCACATAAGGATTATTCGCTAATGTTAAAGCATTTAAATTACCATATACATTAGTCCCTTGTGCAGCTGTTTGTGTTACATTTACTTCAGCACTTATTACAGGATTTACAGGAACAGGTCCGTCTGTAGATACGTTCCATACACCACTATGTATACCTGCCAATGAGCATAAAATAAATGACATTTTACCATTATGAGGATTTCCTACAGTCGTTGGTACTCCACATCCAGCAGATCCAGTATGTATACCAGGAATTACAGGGTATAAAAATCCTTTAAAAAAGTCATAAGATGGGTGTTTAGCTACAAATGAATTATAATCTGTTTTCCATTTTTGATGAGGAGCTCCTCCAAAATCACCTATAACACCATATGGAGGTTGTTCATAATTACTACCATCTGGGCTTCTATCATGATAAGCACCTCCTCCTTGCGGCCCTTCTGCTTCATCAAAGAAACATAAAACAACAGCTTTAGTATCTGATTGTCCTCCTCCTGCTAAACCTCTATCAGAATAAGAAGCTCCTGGCCTTAAATATGGGAGAGCTCCTGTTCCTGTAACAATATCGTTAAATGCTGCAGATCCTGCTTTAGGGCCGTACATTTGTTGAGTTACTATAGTATTAGTAGTACCAATAGTACTTCTGTCTAAAACATTAACAGTTAATGTTGTTGAATAACCAGAATTACCTCCTAATAAATCATTACTAGCACTATTTACTAAAGAAGTAGTTCCATTTTTAAACTGTTGATCGATAGGATATTCTCCACAAGCAAGCCATTTCTCTCCATGAACAGGAATATGATAAACATCTCCTGTATAAGAAGGATCATTTATAACTTTACTTTGATACCAAAGTTCAACTGCATTTACAATCTCAACAATATCTTCTTTACACGTTGAAGTTACATCGTAGAAACAGTATATATTTGTATCATTAGGAATGGTTTCCATTCCACATGCAAGTAAATTTTTATCTATATTTATAGGACCACAATAAGTAGTTACATCTAAACTTTTTCCTCTTATATCTCCAATGATAGTGTCTGCGGTTGGAGATTGAAAATTCCATGAACCTCCTGTTAATTTAGTCATTATCTCTAAAGCATCTGGTTTAGGTGATAATAATATATTTGTACAAGGTCCTGATATATCCGCTCCACATAAAGTTGCAGAGGTTTCAGATTGAGTTTGAGTAGAATCTCCATCTGTTCCTGTATAATTAAAACAGGAATCACATTGATACTTATTCATCAATCTTGTGATCATAGGAAATAGAGCTCTTAATTCCTCTATTTTACCACAATCTATTAACATGTAAACTTGAGCAAGTATAGCTTCTAATTCTCTAAAATCATTTTCTAACTCGGTAAGTTTTTCAGGTTCCCCACATTCTGTATGACATTCTTTTAATATCTCTTTTGCCATTGCTATTAAAACACATTCTATAATAGGGGGAATTAATTGACAACTACCATCATCACATGTTGCTAAAGGATCATAATTAAGTGCCAATGGATCTGTACATCCCCATTCACAGTATTCACAACTTCCGTCATCTACATTAGCATTAGGGTTATAATTCATAGCTGTAGGATCAGTACATCCTAAAATACATTCTTTACTAACAGTAAATTCCTTTTCAAATGTTACTATTTTAAATAAATATTGA